GTGCCTTACAGTGCCTTACAGTGCCTTACAGTGCCTTACAGTGCCTTACAGTGCCTTACAGTGCCGCATGAATAAGTTGAGGAGCTGGATATATTATATTACAATATATTATATAATAAAGTATTTTACATTTTAATATACTTAAAGTATTAAAGTATTATATATAATACTTTAGTACTTTAAAGCATTAATAAACATTGTTTGATAAATAACAAACAATTCCATGCAATGATTGATAAATATTTATCAATGTTTGTTTGTTATTTATCAAACAATGTTTACTAATGTTTGTGAAAATATTTGTCAAAGTTTGTTTGTTATTTAACAAACAAACATTGACAAATATTTCACAATTACCTTTATTTACTATTAATTAAAATAAAATAAAATATCTGAAATATTGTATAATCTTATCAAGTCTTTTTTGTATATATTATATAAAAATCTTTGGAGCTGGAAATTTCTACTAAAAAAATTTCTTGTGCATATTATACAACAAACATACCAAAATAAAATTTCTTTTGTACAATATGCTGAAAATGATAAAATACTATTGATTTTTATTTCTGTATGTAGTATAATAATATCAGTGATTGAAACACTAATAAATTTGAAAAGGTTGTGTTGATTATGACAATTAAAGAAATTGCAATGAAAAAGGTTGAAATGTTTAAAGCGGAAAATGGTGATAGTTATTTAATTGCCATTAGTGATACAAGAAATACTGTTGCCATTCATGAAATTCCTGTTGATGTTTTCCCTACACTGGATATCTTCACAATGACAGAAAAGGAAAAGACTGTAAAACTCTCAATCCGTGCAATTAAAGACTGGAAAAAAACAATTGAAAGTTTTCCAAAGGTTGCAACGTTCGACAGAAAAGTGATTGATAATGCACTTGAAAAAGGACAGAACGAAAAAGGAAAATCAAAAGTAAACTATGGTCACGCTTTAGAACATATTTTATTTAATACTTCATTCACCGAAATTCTTGCAAGCCAAAGTGAAGTGGATGGAATTTACAACGGAAAAAAGGTACAAGTTAAAGCAAGTTTAGTAACATGGAATAAAGTAACCGGAAAAAATAATAGTGCTTCAATTGCGACAGTTTGTGAAATGAATAAGGCATTATTTGAGTAACTTGAAAAAGTTACTCTTTTATTTTGTCTGAATGATTGACAAAAATTTAACAATGTTCGTTTGTTATTTAACAAACAATGTTTGACAAAAATTTAACAATGTTCGTTTGTTAAATAACAAACAATGTTTGACAAAAATTTAACAATGTTTGTTTGTTATTTAACAAACAATGTTTGACAAATCTTTAACAAAGTTTGTGAAAAATTTAACAAGTTGCTACATCTCAACTGAAAAACTGATTGATAAAAATTTATCAAAGTTTGTGAAAAATTTAACAAGTTGCTACATCTCAATTGAAAAACTGATTGATAAATTTTTCACAAACTTTGATAAATTTTTATCAAAATATTCCGTGGAGCTGGACTCCGTACCCCTCTCCCCTATATATTTTTATACGGCTGGGAGCTGGACATCTTCAGGGTCAGGCTATCCCGCAAACGCCGTAGATACGGGGGTAGGAAAAAAGACGTTTTCCTGGTAAAACGTGGCAGACCGATGGGCTGGAAACAAACTTTCATGAAGTAATTTTTTTGGGTTGAAGTAATTTTTTAGGTTGAAATAATTTTTTTGGGTTAGAAATTATTCCTTTGACTTTTCCCCGAAAATATTGTATAATATAATAAAAGGAGGTGAAAACATAATGAACTTCAATCTTGACTTCAATTTAGTAACCTCATCAGAACGAAGAGACTTCATTAAAAGTAAAGACCTTTCTAAACTAACCCCAAAAGAAATTGAACTCTGTTCCAATTATATACTCTATGGAAAAGACGAAGATAAAGACTTAACCTCTATCGTTGACCGCAAAGAAGTTCAAATTAAAACAAAATTCCAATCTTATTCTAAAACAGAACCGGTTTCTTTAGATGCTTTACTTGAATCTCCTACTTTTAATGAGAGCCTTTTAAGGCAAACATCTACTATATATAAGAAAGTTAAACCTAAAATTGACAGAGAAAAACTTAAAGATGTTCCTGGGATGCAAGAACTGTGGGAAGAAATTGATAGGATTCAAAGAGTTATTGATATTAATACTGGGAAAGTTGAAATGCCGGAAGATTATACTCCGCTTTCACAAAAAACCATTTACTATTTAAAGCACAATTTAATTGAAATGAGAAGAGACCAGTATTTATTAAAAGATTCTGTTTATCCTACATTGCCGCCGCCACAAAATAAAGCAACATACTATGGGTGCGTACAAGATACACAAATGAATTATCCAGTTTATCCTCGCGGCATTATGAGGTATGAACATGATAAGGATTTTTGCGAGCCGCGTAGTAACAAAGGAAAGGAAATTAAGGTTAAGAATATTGAGGAAGAAATTCTTCAAAGACAACTTAACAATAAACCTTATTTTAATTTCTTAGACAAGAATCACATTTATCAACTTATTTTAAATTACTGGGAAATTAAGGCCGCAATCGAAAATATTCCAGATTCGCCTTTACATGGTCTTTTATGGACTCTTGATTTTTATATTGAGAAAGCAAACTTATCGGAACAACAATTATTAATTGTTAGGGATAAGAAGTTTAGACTTCCAAACAAGGAAATTTCAAGAAACTTAGAGAAAGAACTTAATATTACTCATCAAGAGAACTATATTAGTACAATTTGGAATAAGATTACTGGACTAATTGCCGACGCCGCAGAACTTAATTATGATGAATGGATTAATAGAAATTATGATAAGAGTTGGAAGGTTTGCAATTGTTGTCATAAAGAACTTTTGCGGGACCCGCGAAATTTTGTTAAAAAGAGTAAGTCTACTGATGGTTTAACTGGAAGATGTAAAAGATGTGATAAAGAAATTAGACAAAAGAAAAAAGGAGGTTAAACTATTATGAGATTAGAGAAAAAATTAGTTAAATATTTTAAAGATTTCCAATTAGTTGATTTACTTGGATTTGCCGCCATACTAGGGGTTAAAGAAAAAGAAGATTTTGTTGAGTTTGTTACAGATATTGTTGAGGCTTATTCTAAGAAACCTTATAAGGATAAGGTTTCTATGTTGAAATTGGCTAAGGATGTTGCTGGGAATAACAGAGATTATGATAAAGGAAAAAGAACACTTATTAAGCCAACTAATGACGCCGCGACAATAAATGTTAGTAATATAATGGATGAAGTATCTGTTAGTGATACGAATGGCCGTTAAAAATTGTTATAAATGTAAAGAAGATAAAACTACTGCTCATTATATAGCAGTTAATTCTCCAATGTTTTCTGGGTCTTTACCTGTTTGCCGCGAATGTTTGGCTAAAATGATTGCGGCCGCACCACCAGAAGAAAGATGGAATACTGTTGATAAGATTTGTCAATGGGCAGATGTACCTTTTATACCAGAAGAATGGGAGAAACTTTACGCCGCGAACGGTAATAATACGTTAGGTGTTTATATTGCTATTTTTAGAGAACAACAGTACAAACATTTAGATTGGTATATGTATAATGAAGCTTACTTACAACTTCAGAAAGAACAAAGAGTTGAGGATGCAATTCCTTCATTAAAAGAAAAACAACAGGCAGATTTACGTAGGAAATGGGGTAGTAATTATGATGAAGAAGACTTAATGTATCTCGAAAATTTACATAAAGGTATATTAGATTCTCAAAATGTTGTTGGGGCACTTAATGAAGACCAAGCATTAAAGTTATGTAAAATTTCTTTGATTATTGAAGAAAAAATTCGTGCCGGAGTCAGTTTTAAAGATGATTTAAAGGCTTACGATGAGCTTTCTAAACTTTCTAATCTTACTCCAAAGAATGTTAAAGAAGCAAATGAGTTTGATAGTTTTGGTGAGGTTTTTGCTTACTTAGAAAAGAAAGGTTGGAAAAATCCTTATTATGATGGTGCTGTTAAAGATGAAGTTGATAATACTGAAAAAAATATAAAGAATTGGCTACGATATCTTTATGTTAATGAAAGTGGAGTTGCTGAGGAAATTGAAGAACGAATCCAAAATCTGAAGATTGCCGCCGAACTTGAGGACGAAGACTTCGATGAAGATGAATTTAGAAGATACATGAGAAAAGAAAACATGGAAGATGATGACGATGACTTCCAAGTTGAGTTATAAGGTGATATTATGAATATAATAGAACCAAATCAATTACTTACAACTACTGTCAACCATGTTGTTAAAGAATCAATGAAACGATTCTTTAAAGATGGGATAGAGCTTGAAAAAGGAGCAATTATAACAAGTCGCAGAATTGATTTAAATAAAGCTTTATATCAAAAATTTTGTGAGTTTTGGAGCGTTTACCCAGATTGTTTTATTGATTTAATTACTCCAAGTGATTCAAAATTTGGGCTTAAATTTTTTCAGAGACTTTTCTTAAGAGCCTGTTTACGTTATGGTCGTGTATTAACAATAGCTCCTCGTGCCGCCGGCAAAAGTTTTATTTGTATTCTTGCATTATATCTTATTTGTATCTTTAGACCAAAAAGTCATGTTTTCCAATGCGCGCCAGGTAAAAGTCAGGGTGCAAAAATTGCTAATCAAAAAATTCATCAATTATGGGATTTATTGCCTTTACTAAAAAATGAGATTATTGGGGAAGGTAATTTTGGTACTGACTACGTAAAATTAAGTTTCAAAAACGGCTCTGCTCTTGATATTATGAGTCCATTAAATTCAACTCGTGGTAACAGAGCAACTTGTGGAATTTTAGATGAGTTCCGTTAAAAAAATTTCTAAAATTCTGAAAAAAGTTGAGTTTATTTTATAGAAAATCACTTTATATATGAGGTGATTTGTATGATAGGATATATCTATCAAATAATAAATAATGAAAATCAAAAAGTTTATGTTGGAAAAACTATTAATTTTCAAAATAGAAAAACTTCTCATATTAGAGATTTAGAAAATAATACTCATTGTAATAAAAGATTGCAAAAAGACTGGAATAAATATGGTTCAAATGCTTTTAGTTTTACTTACAAAAAATATAATATTGAAAATATTGAAGAATTAAATCAATTAGAAATTGATACTATAAAAGAAAAAGACTCTTATTTAAAAGGATATAACTTAACTCTTGGTGGAGACGGTGGAAATACTCGAGGAAAATTAAGTTTTGAAGATTATTGTTTAATATATATTGGCTGTCAATGGCAAGGATATACAGAAAAAATTGGAAATTATTTGAATATTGACTCTTCTACTGTATCTACAATTCTTAGAGGAAAATCTTATTTATGGTATAAAGAAGAAGCAGATCAAATGTTGCCAGAAGACCAATTATACTATAAAAATAAATTTAAAGAAATTTTTAATATAGACAATAACAAACAAGAAGAAATAAGAGTTTCTTATAAATTATCAGAAGATGAATATTTTTATTGTTTATGTATTTCTAAAATATATAGTAGAGGCATTGATTCTGCATTAGCAAAATATTTTGGAAAACACAAAAGTTTTTTAAAAAATGGTATTAAAAGTAAGACTGGTAAAGCAAAAAGAGCATACGATAGATTTTTAAATACTCCTTACAATGAGATTCTTAAAATAGGAGAAGAAAAATTTTATGAATGGGGAATACAGAAATATTCCAAAACAAAATTAAATATCCTTACTGAGTGATTATTGGCGGAACCAAAAAATGGGTTAAACTGCGGGGACTTCCTTAGAGCCAGTATAGCTACAACGTGACTGGAAACAGTGAGCGTGAATGCGGCGAACGTATAAGTGAGACCATAAAAATATACTGGATTGGATTACCGAGGATGCAAGCTCCTCAAACGCATCGAAACTTCCCTAACACATAATGGTGAGGGATTACGTTCAACGACTATAATCCCACTTAGATAGTATAGTCTACGCCCGTATTAAAGTATCGGGAAACCGAGGGTATAACGGGATCACTCCAGTGAGGACATAAACGAAATTATTTTACCTCTGCTTAATATTGATAGACCAATGTGTAATCAAGAGATTAATCCAAACGAACCTCAACAAGTTCAATTATGGATTTCTTCTGCCAGCGAAAAAAATACTTATTGTTATGATAAAACAATTGAAGCTATGGAAATGGCAATTATTAATCCATCTAAAAATTTTATACTCGGTTTTGATTATAGAGTTCCGGTATTAACCGGATTGTTATCTCGAGACTTCCTTAATGAAATTAAAACTTCTTCTACTTTTAGTGAAAGTGGTTTTGCTAAAGAGTATATGAGTAGATTTGTTGGAACTTCAAGTGAAGCCTGGTTTGATTATGAAAAATTAGACTCGCGGCGAAAGCTTGTAAATCCCGAAACGCACGAAATTGTTAGAGAAGGTATTGAGAGTTTCTACTTATTAGCAGTGGATGTTGCGAGAATCGGATGTCAGACAGTTTGCGTTGTAATAAAGGTTTTCCCAAATGATACTGAATGGCATTTTAATGTTGTTAATATTTATATTCTTGGAAAGAACGATTCCGAAAAAGTATTTGACCATCAAGTACTTGAATTAAAACGTTTAATGGAAAAATTTCATCCAAGAGAAGTTGTTATAGATATTAATGGATTAGGCGTTTCTTTTGCAGACTTAATGATAAAAGAAACTTTTGATTATGAAAGAAATATTGTCTTGCCAGCTTATGGCTTTAGTAATAGAGATGAATACGAAGGAATTCAACCAAGAGGTTGTGAAAGAATTCTTTATGGTATTAAAGCAACTGGACAGATAAATAGTGATATGCACTCCACATTATTTGCTAAAGTTTATTCTGGGGCAATTAAATTTTTAATTTCAGAACAAGAGGCAAAGGTTAAGTTAATGAGCACAAAAGCTGGTCAAAAAATGAAGCCTGAGGCAAAAATTGCAAGACTTATGCCGCACGAATTAACTTCAATAATGATAAATGAAATTATGAATTTAAGAATCAAACCTACGGGGGTAAATAATCAAATTTCAGTTGAGCAAATTAACAAAAGAATGTTAAAGGATAAATTCTCTGCTTTGGAAATGGGAATTTATCGTGCCGTTACAATGGAAACTGAAAATAATACAAGGCGTAGAAACCGTGGTTTAGGAGGAAAACGCAAATTAACATTCTTTAAAAAAGGGAGGTGAAATAGCACGTGGATAATAAACAAGTTGAAGAAAAATTACAAGAGCAAAGAGTCACTACCTTCAAGAAAGCAATTAAAGATATGATTGCAACTTCTAAAGCAGCATACTCTCGCTCAGATTCACGTTCCTTGAGAGAAAGAAGAGTTAAATATACAAAAGAAGAAATTTTAAGAATTGTTGAATATGGGGATGCAGTCGAAAAGGCAGAATTATCTCAACATTTTTTTGAAGTAAGTGGTTTATATAAAAGAATTATACTTCATTATGCTACATTCTTAACATATTCTTGGATATTAGTGCCGCACGTCACAAATGATAAGAAAAAACTTACAGACAAAAAAATTGCTAAGGCTTATCACAATGCTTCTGATTTCTGTAGTTCTTTTGAAATAGAAAGAAAAAGTACTACATTTGCAAAAACAGTTTTAGTAAAAGGCGGTTATTATGGTCTTATACACGATACAGGAGATTATGTAGTAATTCAAGATTTACCTTTTGAATATTGTCGTAGCCGCTACAAAAATCAGCAAGATATTGATATTGTAGAGTTTAATATGAAATTTTTTGATACTATTAGAGATGCAGATTTGAGAAAAGAAATTTTATCAACTTATCCTAAAGTAGTTCAAAAAGGTTATTATAATTACAAACATAAAGGTAAAAATTGTTGGATTTTCTTGCCGGCAGAAATGGGAGTCTATTTTTCATTCTTTGATGAATCACCTTTCTTTTTAGACTTAATTCCTTTACTTGATGATTTAGATGATTATAAAGAAATTGATAAGAAAAGAAATCTTCAAGCACTGAAGAAAATATTTGTACAGCAAGTTGGAACTGACGGTCTTAAATTAGTATTTGAACCAGATGAAGCTGAAGAAATGCACGAAGGTGTTATTGAAATGCTTCGTGATAATCCAGATGTTGACGTTGTTACTACTTATAATAAGATTGATTTGCTCGATTTAAGTAGTGAGGATGATGAAAAAACAGACATAAATAGTGTACAAGATTTAATCTATGAAAGTGCTGGTGTTTCTAAGGAGCTCTTTTGTGCTACAACTGATGCGGGCCTCAAATTATCTTTAAATAATGACTTAGCAATGATGATGATTTTAGGACAAAAATTTGCTCATTTTTATAGCACAATTTTAAATTATAAATTTAGAACAAGAGAAGTTAAATTTAGATTATTAATTCTACCAATTAGTTATTACAATTGGGAAGAATATGTAAGTAAAGCTAAAGATTTGGCCGCATTTGGATATAGTTTCTTAACTCCTATTATGGCTACTGGTATAGACCAGACTAATTTAGCAGACTTAAAGGAATTAGAAAATGAGCTGTTAAATCTTGATGAAGTATTAAAACCATTGCAATCTGCTTACACTCAATCTGGCAAAACAAATGCAGTCACTGCAAAAGCAGCGGAAGATGCTAATAAAGCTAAGAGTGAAGAAACTTCTTCTACAGACGCTAAAAAAGAAGATACTTCTACTGAAGATTCTTCTTCTAATAAAAAAGATTCTGAAGAGGAGGTGAATAAAGACAATGGATAGTATAATTAACTTTTCTAATATGGAATCCTCTATTTTAAAATTTGAAGTTACTATGTATGGAGAGATTCAAAAGTTGACTGAAACACTTTCTAAAACCAGAGTACGAATTTTTTATAGGGGAATGAATAGAAATCGCACTTATATATCAGAGGAATTTGCTCAAAAATTAATTTCATCTCTTCCTTATGCACCAATAAAAGGTATCTTTGATCAAGATGCTATGGATTTTGAGGGGCATGGAGAGGATAATACAGATGGAAGAATTTATGGAATAATTCCAGAAAATCCAAATTTTGCATGGGAAAAACACTTAGATGATGATGGTGTTGAAAGAGAATATGCAACAGCAGATGTTTATCTCTTTACAGGTCTTTATCCTGAAGCTAAATTAATTCCAGGCAAATCTCAATCAATGGAGATTTATAAGAAAACCTTTAAAGGAGAATGGAGAATTTCTGAGGATGATAATCAACCATTTTTCTTCTTCACAGATGGTTGCTTAGTTGGTCTTCAGGCTTTAGGAGACGATTGTGAGCCATGCTTTGAGGGCGCGGCGTTCTTTAGCTTGTATAATCATATTAAAGAATGTCTTGACCAATTTACAAAAAATAAAAAGGAAGGTGATAAAGTGGGTATCGCAGATTTTAGATTATCAGATAATGAGAAATATGATTTAATCTTTACAGCTTTAAATCCTAATTATACTGAGGAAGGCGGCTGGGCATTAGATTATTACATCATGGATGTATATGATGAATATGCTCTTTGTAAGAAGAAAAAGGACTATTCCTGCGTAAGAGCTTATTACACAAAGGATAATGCATCAGATACAGTTACTCTTGGAGAAATTGTAAATGTAAAGATTGTTGATATTACTGAATCTGAGGCTATGGCTTTAGAAGCAATTAAAGCTACAGCAGGTAATTATGAAACAGAAAAGGCTGAATGGGATACTGAAAAAGTTTCTCTCGAATCAGAAAAAGAAGAGCTTGAAACTAAAGTTTCTGAACTTGAAACTGAAAAAGCTACTTATGAGACAGAAAAAGCTACTCTTACAGAAGAGAAAGCAGCTTTAGAAGCAACTCTTGAGGAAAACAAGACTGCTATTGAAGAATATACAACTAAAATTGCAGAAATGGAAACTGAAAAGGCTACTCTTGAGGAAGCTAAAGCAAATTATGAGAAAGAAATTGAAGATTTAAAGAATTTTAAATCTGAAATTGAAAAAGCTCAGAAAGATTCAGTTATTGAAGAATTTAGCAATAGTTTAACTGATGAAAAGATTCAGGAGTTTAAGGACGCTATGGCTAATTACTCAGTAGCAGACTTCAAGAAAGAAGTTTGTATGGCAGCATATGAAGCTAATAAAGGGCTTCTTAATAATAATCATGCTGAAGAACTTATTTATAAGAATAATGGCTCTGATGGAGATAAATTTGAAAGCGGAGCAATTAGAATCTTAAGAAAGAACAAGAAAGGAGGTAATAAATAATGGCAATTAAGTTTTTTGATTGTAAGGGTTATGGTCAAATTGAACCTAATCAGGTATCTTTCACAAGAGATGGAAGAATTGAAGCTCAGTGCGAACTTGACCCAAAAGTATTTGCAGCACATTTTCCTATGACAGAAGAAGAAGCTACAAAAAAGAAAATTTATGGTGAGAATGGTGCGTTCCTTATGGTAGATAAGGTTAATAAGATTGCTACTGTTCCTACAAAAGCTCTTAGCGATAAGGGACTCCCTATGGGTATTAACTATTCAACAGAAATGATTTATAACCAGTTTACTCCTGGTCGTAGAAATTTCTGCATGATTTGCGGCGAATTTCTCCCAAGAATTGGTTTTACAGAAGTAGGCGAAAGAATTACAACTAACGCAGTAGCTTGGGATAGCACTGTATATTCACAGGAAGATTCTAAGGAATTTTATGCTGCTGTAAAGGAAGACCTTGCAGAGGGTCAAGTTATTTATGCTTGTGTAGTTGAAGGTTCTAATGGTAAGCTTACAATTGGTGCTAAGCCTGCAAATGCTCTTGGTAATGTATATGCTCAGGTTGTTAAGGCTTATACAAATGCTGATGGTACATTAGCTTTCATGTTTGAATTTATTAATAAACCTGCTACGGTTTAATTTTAGAAAGGAGGTTTGAGAAAAATGGCAGATTTAAATGCAATTAAAGATTTAGTAGTATGTTCTTTTAAGGGCACAACTCCAGACCCAACAGAATTTTCTACTAAGGATGTAAAAGAAAGTCTTTCAAAGGAAATCCATGCTCTTGCTTCTGACTACAGAACATACCAGAGAAATAAAATGGACCTTTTTGAAATTATGGAAGAAGCTTATGATGAAATTATTCCAGATTATATTGAAGCATATATGGGTTCTTTTGCTGAGATTAAGACAACAGCAGATGGACAGAAGGTTGTTTATAGAGTAAAACGCGGTCGTCAGAGAGCAAAGCAGTTCATTACAAAAGTTGGTCTCTCAGGTGCTTATGAATCATTCAGACTGGATGCAGACACTTTTGAACTTGGTGGCCATGCAATCGGTGGAGCTGCTTATATTGACTATGAAAGATATATTTGCGGCGACGAAGATATCGCAGAATCAACACAGATTCTTCTTGAAGGTCTTGAAGAAGCTATTATGGGCGAAGTTCAGAAAGCTCTTATTGCAGCTGCAAATGCTGATAGCCGTCCAGCAAAGAATATTCATGTTTCTGCTACTTTTGATGCTGATGCAATGGCTGACCTTTGTGCAGTAGCTAAGTCATATGGTGGCGGTAGAGCTGCTATCTTCGCTGCTCCAGAATTTATCGCAGGCATGGGTCCTGACGCAATTGGTATGCCTATCTTTAATGGTACTCCAGGTTATGCTGGTGCAACTCCGAAGTATTCACCTAAGGATATTGAAGATATTGCTAATACTGGTTACATTACTTCTTTCCGCGGCACTCCTATTATTCAGATGCCACAGTCTTACACAGATGAAACAAATACAGTAACACAGATTAACCCTGGTTTTGCTTACATCTTCCCAACAGGCGGAGAAAAGATTGTTAAGATTGTTCTTGAAGGACCAACAAGAATTGACGAATTCAAGGGTAGAGATAGAAGCTTTGAAATTGAAGCTTATAAGAAAGTTGGTGTTGCAATTCTTACACATCACAACTGGTGCATTTATGAGAATACTTCACTCAGTACTGCTGACACAAAGTATCCATCAAAAACAGTTTAATTAAAAATAAAAATATTGTAATAGAGAATGGTGAGTGAGATAGTCTCACTCGCCATTTTTGAGTTAAAAGGAGGAATTAAATATGGCAACAAGAATGGTTAAATTAAAGAATATGGTAAATAAGACAGTTAGCGTCAAACTCCCAGAATATGGTATTAATAGACGTTGGACAGCAAAAGGACAAGTAGTTCCAATTCCTTATGAAACTATGGAACAGATTCTTTGGCATGATGGTTTTAGAAAAATGATTGACAGAGGTATTCTTTACATTGAAGATATGCAGGATAAAATTGACTTAGGCCTTGAAGAAGAAGGAACAACAGAACCTTCTAATATTGTTGTATTAACAGATAAGCAGATTGAGACTTTATTAACTACATCTCCAATTGATGTATTTAAACGAGAACTTGATAATGTTTCTGAAACACAAGTTCGCGGCGTAATAAATTATGCAATTCTTCATAAACTTATGGATATGGCTAAAATTGATTATTTAGAAAAGAGGGTACCTGGAACAGATATTCTTCATGCAATTTCAATGGAAAAACAAATCGAAAAGGCTGAAGCAGCAGAAAGGTAAGGTGATATAAATGACTTCACTTATGACAGTATATGATGCTTTTTTAGCTAAAGTTGGAGAAGATGATTGGGCTAGATGTTATTCCAAAGAAGATTTAGAATGTTTTATTAAGGACTGGCGAGAATTTTTAAATTCTGCCATTCCATATTTTAAATTTCCACGTTGCAGTTTAGAAATTAACGAGGAAACTCAAGAATTTGTTGATGAAAATATTTCCCAAGATGAGATTCAAGTTTTGTCAGTTTATATGAAACAGGAATGGCTAAAAAGAACCATTGACACTTGGGAAAATATAAAAACTCAATATGATGAGGCAGACTTTTCACAGGCACATTTATTAGACACTTTCTTAAAACTTAGAGAAGCCGCAAAAGATGAGGCTAAAGAAATCGAGGCCATCTATTATCGTTCAAGAAAAAAGAAGCCTTATAAATACAGTCGCTTAATTGGTGGCAATAAGCAGAATAGAAGGCGATTTAGATGATTGATGTAAAAGAAACTTATAAAGAAGGCTATAAAGATAATATGAAGAAAAAACTTTATGGCCTTTTAAGAGAACGAGAAAAAGATGGAGAGTGGGAAAAATTTTTAGATTCAATACTTATTGAACTTATGGGTTATGATGATAATAAAAAAACAATTGAATATTATTCTTTATTTAATAAATTATCATCTTGTAGATATTTATCTTTTAAATATTATCGAAAAACAATCTTTGATTGTATGAATCTTTTCGATAGGATTGATGTGTAATGAGTTATTTTGAAGATGTTTATTTAAAAAGAATGAACTTACACGGTAACACACAGCAAGAACGAGTTCAATATAGGAAAGAAAAAGAATTTAATGATTTATTCCTACGAAAAACTCAATGGCAAGCTAATATTTATCAAATTAATGATGAAGAAAGTGATATAATTTGTAGTCTACAACCTAATAAATGGAATGAAAGTGAATTAATTTCTAATATACTTATTTCAACGAAAAATTCGCCGCTAAAAACGGGAATGATTCTTTATATATATCAGAGAATAAAAGATATTGAGTATAATAAAATTTGGCTTATTCTTCATTGTGAAGAAAAAATTGCCAAAGGCTATTATGCTTATAAGGCAGTTTGTTTAGACAGTGTAGTTAATATTACAAATGAATATGGAGATACATTATATTCTATTCCTGTAAAATTTGTTAGTTCCACGAACTCTACACTAAAAGATTATTTTACTTTTGTTGATGCTGGATATAGAGAACCTAATAGTAATCCAAGATTTATAACTCAGGATAAAGATTTTCTTAAAAAAGACATTTATTTTGATTATAATGAACGAGGGTTCCAAATTGCGGGAAAGGATAATATTAGTATTAAAAATGTTGCTTATGTAACTATTGATGAGCGTTTAACAAGAGAAGTTGAGCCGCGAACATCTGAAAAGATAGAAGTAGGTTTTGATAAAAACTTCTTCTTGAATAATAAGTAGAGGTGAATGATATGGATTCAACAGTTAAATATGGACAGGAAATTGGTCCTAATCTTATAAAAATTGCTCAAAGACTATTACAAAATCAAAACCTCTGCAAATTAATTAAAAATACAGACATGGACCCATTAAACAGCGAATTACATCCAGATGAAATAAATGGGCTTAGTCTTTTAAATAAAAACGTAAGAGTAGTACCATTAATTACAGCAGAAGATCAAACCACAGAAAGTAAAATTGTATTGCTTTTTGATGAAGGAAAAATTAGTTATTCTAATTCAGATAATGAAAATTTATCATTGATGATAAATGTCTATTGTCCTTTTGAGGAATGGTTAATTGTTGGGGATACTCTTCGTCCTTTTGCTATTATGTCAGAGATTAGAAAAAGTATTCAAGATAAAAGAATCAATGGATTAGGAGAAATTAAATACTCCGGCTTCTCAGTTTCAACCTTAACGGAAGAAATGGGTTGTTATGTAATGGGATTTGAGATTAATGCTTTCTCATAGACAAATTGAACGAATTAAAGAAGATGCTTTTTCTGGAAATTCAAGTTTATTACCAAATGTTTGTAGAGTTACTCCGTTAACTATGGGAGAAATTTTAAAACTTGGTATGGACTCATATAATAGTAAATTAGGAATTTTATTATTAACTGAAGTTGATATAGTTAAAATAATTAAAGAAAAAACTGGACAAGAAATTCCAATTGAAAACATTGAGCCGCTATCATATTTACTTCAAAGTGCTGAACATGACGATATGTTTTTATTGGAGTTGCAATCTGCCTTTGCTACTTTTATAAAGGAAGATATAATGTTACTTCCAAAAATTAATTCTGTATTAGTTGGCGCACCACAAGATAGGCGTCTAATTACAAGTCAAAATTATTCTGATTTTCAAGATATTCTTAGGCTACATAACAAGCGAGAAATGAAAGAACCCCCACCTGAAAATGAATCGGCTATTGCTCGAAAATTTCGATTAAAAAGGGAAGCTCGCGATGCGGCGAAAAGAAAACAACAAGAAAAAAATGGAGATGGTCAAAGTTTAGTAGATTTACTTGAAATTGCGACTGTTTTCGGAATAGATTATAAAAATGTAACTTTGTTTGCTTTTTATAATTTAATTGCTCGCTATCAAGCAAAAGAAAAGTGGGACCAGGATATTAAATTGATTTGTGCTGGTGCAGATTCTAAAAAAATAAAATCGAAATATTGGGGCGAAAGCCTAAAAGAAAAATAGGAGGTTATAAAGAATGGCTAATCAAAATCTTTTTGAAAAGTATGGTATTAAAGAAGTTGCCGACGTAACATTCTACCGTATTGAAAGAAAAAATGAAGTCTATGAATCTCAGAGAGAAATTTCAGTATCTTCTATTCTTAAGGGCGCTATTACTACCCAGATGGTTTATCCAATGGAAAAAGGTAAGGGCGCAGATACTGGTTTTGAAGCTTATGTATTTGCAGATGCTGATGTTTTAACTCATGCTAATTATGAATGCGATGATAAGCCGCCAAGAGAAACAATAGAGATTACTGTTACATTAACAAATTCTAATAAGAAATCTATGTCTCCAAAAGAATTAATTTCAGCAGAAGGTGCTGTTATTAAACATGAGGAACAAACATATGTGGTACCAAAAAATGCCACTATATTATCAACAGACTCTATTAGTGGAACATCAACTGGTCTTGATAGTTATAATTATACAAATCAGATAATTGAGATTGAAGTTGACGGAGAAGGAACCGTAGACGGCACTTCAGCAGATTATGGTACACATGAATATTCTTATGAGGAACAAGTTCTTATGCTTTTTGCTAAAAAGCAGAATCTTATTAAGAAGACTGGTGTAAGATATCAATTTACTGATACAGCAATTTTTGAAAATTTAGAATTTAATGATGAATTTGCTGAAGCTCCAAATTCAACTGAAAAGGTTGTTGTACTTGGTTTAGCAGGTAATTTTGATGCTGGTTCTTATCTTTTAGATGATGTAACTGAAGCAATTAAAATGTTAAATTCTAAGACTTATAAAGCTAAGGCTTATGATGTTACTTATAAGAATTATGCTGAATTAGTTGTTGATGATGAAATGGGATATTTTAATCCTAATTTCTTAGGCGGTTCTTATAATAAAGATGGAATGCTTGAAGTTTCATATAAGAATTATGAAAATTATAAAAATGATAAAGATACAGTTCTTCTCTCTGCAACAATGTGGAAAGAAAATGAGAGTTGTAAAAGTATTAATGATGCAATAGATGCACTTAGAAAGAAAAAGAAAGCTTTAGACTATGGAGAAGCATCTGCACTAGGTAAGATTACTTCTGTTAAGGGCGGATACACAGTTACTTCTGAATTACAAATGAATAAAAATGATAAGGATGGTAAATACAAATATGAGCCAACAGCTAACTCAATTAATAAGGATTATGCACTAGATGCTGTATTAGAAGCTTTAAATGCTATTGCTGTTAGTAATACAGAAGTAAGTAATGTAATAATTTCTCCAGATACCCCGAATCAGGTTTCAAATAGAGCAATTTATGTTTCTGTTGATAATGTAGATACAGCAGCAAGCGCATATATTTATCTTTTAAGAAATGTTGATTACAAAAAGCTTGCCACAGATGATAAAGGTGTTTTCTCATTTACAGATAGGAATGGAAATACAGCGTATTATAAAGATATAATCTTTGCTGGCGTTGAATATCTTGCTCTTGTAATTATTGGTACATTGGGTCTCATCTTTAAGGTAGACAGACATGGTACAAAGAAGATTGAGCAGATTGCTTGGATGGTAAATGAAAATGGTTACATCACAGACAAGCAGGCTGAAAAGATTGTTGCTAATGGTCTTATTCACACTGTTGATGTTGATGTTAATGATGAAACATTTGAAGCAACTTGCACAGTTTCAAACATTAAAGTAAGAAAAATCAACAAAACAGTTAATAGATATGTTCCAGTTCTTTTCCTCGATACATTAAAGGTATCAACACTTGAACAGACAGCAGAACAGACAGCTGCAACAGGTGGTAAGGGCAATGCTCAGTTAATTATTTGGGACTACGGTAAGGAAATCACTCTTACACTTCAGGATGCTCTTTATAGCCCAGCAAGCATGAGTGCTATGTTAGGTTCTTACGAAGGTAATGACTTCACTAAGGGCGTTAAGGAAACCAAGAGAATTGATAGAACAGAAAAATGCGTTGCTAAGCGTTCATTCATTGTTCCTGCTGGCAATAGCAAGGGTGTTCCTTCAGAGGGTGAAAATACAGCACAGGCTGTTTACATTGACCTCAATACAATGCAGCCATATCAGGATGGTGCACCAATCGCTGAGGGCGAAGTTTACTTAAAGTGGACACGTTCAGTAGCATATGGTGATAATAGTCTTGGTAATACAATTGAAATTTCTGCTGAAAAGTTCCCTGGCACTTATAAGGTTGTAGGTGATACTTACGCAAGAAGTAAGGCTACTGGGGAAGACCAGAGATTCCAGTTTGTAATTCCACAAGCTAAGATGTCTTCTGAACAGACAATTACTCTTGAAGCTGAAGGCGACCCAACAGTATTCGATATGACATTAACTGTTCTTCGTCCAGATGATGGTGTAATGGTTAAACTTATCCAGTATGACGTTGTTGAAAACGAAGAAGAAAATGACGGCTCTACAATGGTTAAGGATACAGAAAATCTCAATCTCCTTGACGATGCTGAAATGTTCAAAGTTTCTGCTGAAGGCGACGATGACAACGAAGCTATTGGAGCTACAGAATATTAATAAATAGCATTAAATTGGCTATTGAATGAAATAGTTCAATAGCCAATTTTCTTAATAAAGAGGTGAATACGTTGAATATATTTGACCAATATGGTATTAAGGAAGTTGCCGATGTAACTTTATATAGTATTCATAAAAAGAAAGATGGTAGTGGCGATGTATATTATGTGCCGGCACTCTATATAGATACTTTGAAAATGAGTTCTGTTGAAAAAACTGCTGAAAATGTGTGGGCGCAAGGTGGTTTAGGCAATGCAAGATTAATTTGTTGGGATTATGGTAAACAAATTAATGTAACTCTTGAAGATGCTTTATGTACTCCAGCCTCATTGGGTATGTGTTGGGGAGGTATTCTTGGAGCAGATTGGAAAGATAGTGAAATTAAGCAAGATTTTGGTATTAGTTTTAATAGAAATCCAGTTGAGAAAATTTCAAGAATGGAAAAAGCTTTTTATCCTAAAAATGATAAAACTAAAAGCTCTATCAGTTATCTTTTGCCGCAATCATCGGCTGATTTAGCAAATACAATACATAGTGGAATTATTCTTAATTCTGAGGTTGTGGACGGCACAAGAGTAGAAGGATTTGGATATGTTAGAAATAGAGTTTATAAATGGAAAATGTATATTGAATCTGACGTGAAGTCTATAGCTGTTGTACCTGATAGATTTTTTGATGTGAACGGAAAAAGCTATAAAATTTTACAATCTAAAGCGATAGGAGTAAATACTCCAAGTCAAGACACCCCAGATTTTAAAATTGAAGTAATTTATCCTATTAGTAAAATGGACAGAGACATTAATACTTCCGCTATTGATAACTCAATTGTTATCACAGAAAATGTAAAAGACATTCCTACGCCTTCTTCATCAGAAGCGCCTTTAAAAATTGATGAAGCGAAATTTTTAAAAATTAGAGTTGATAATAATGACAATTATCATGCTTATTTAGGTTCTGCCGCCAATCAATTTGAATCTATTGAGAATTTAAATGTAGATACAAGCTTATTTAAGGGCATTGATATGTGGAATAGATTCCAAGGAATAAATGAAATGATTTATTTTATTTTAACAAAATATGAAGAAGATATTTTTGAAATAAATTTAGCTACTTTAGACGGCGGAGAAACGATTGGAACCAATTTTTCAAAAGAAGTTGCAGAGTTAGGTACGGAAACTTCTGAAGAGGTATACAATAAAACTGGTAAGTTATGGGCATATGTAAATCCTAAAACTATGACTCCATATCCAGACGACTATTGGTTTAGTCAAGGAGAGCCATATTATATTAAATCATTAACTTTTGCTCCAAAAGGTAAAAAGTTAAAGTCAAAACGAATTGAAATTACTGCTGGTCAGTTCCCTGGTATGTATATGTTAGTTGGAGAAACTTATATTAGAAGTAGAGATACTGGAGAAGATGAAAGAATGCAGATTAAATTCCCATTATGTAAAGTTCTTTCTAATCAGAACTTAACTCTTGAAGCTGAGGGAGACCCTACAATATTTAATTTAGATATTGAAGTGGCGCGACCAGTAAATGGAATAATGATGGAAATTACTTCCTATGAAATTGCAGAAAAAATGATTCCTAATGAGGAAGGATTCTTAGAAATAAAAGATGGCTCAACAGAAGTTTTGAGCGAGTAAAAAGGAGGGATAAAACTTGAATATTTTTGAACAATACGGCATCAAGGAAGTTGCTGATGTTTGTCTCTATGCTATTGAGCTTGATGAAAATGATGATGAAGTTTATGTTCCGGTTTTATATTTAGACACTTTAAAAGTTTCTACAGTAGAAGAAACAGCAGAACAGACTTCTGCACGAGGCGGTCTTGGTAATCCAGAATTAATTATTTGGGATTATGGAAAGGAAATTACAGTTACTCTTGAAGATGCTCTTTATAGCCCCGCAAGCCAAGGCATGACTTGGGGTGGAAAATTTGGAGCAAAAAAATTTACTTTATATGGTGAAGTTGGAGTTCAAAATTTAAATGAAGAAATGAGAATAGTTCCTTGTCATTTTATTATTGATAGTTTTTCAAATTTTGAGATAGCAAAAGATACTTATACTTGGAATGTTTGTATCAATATTGTGTCTACAGACAATACAATTAGAGAGAGAGTTGAAAATGTTCCTTTATATTATAACTTAACCGAACAAAAATGGAGTTTTTCAGAAGAAGAATATGTATTAGATGAAGTTTTATTAGGAGATATTGATGGAGATGGAATTGTAACTGTAACTGATTTCAAGTTATTAAATCTGTATCTTAATGATTCATCTTTGCATCCATTAACTGAAAAACAACTTCTTGCAGCAGACGTAAATCAAGATGGAAAAGTTGATGTTTTTGACTCGGCGTTAATAAGGCGTATGATAGCTGGATTTGCACCAGAACAAGGCTCAGCCCCAACTAAAAAAATTTATTATTCTTTAACAAAAGAAAGTTTTGGAATTGCACCTCCCCAAGAAGCTATTTATCAAATAGATCATGCTCTTAACAATGTTTACTATCTTGATAGAATTGAAAAATGTCGTGCAAATCAAACTTTTGTAATTGATACAGATATCAATACATTACATGGCAATTATCGTTATCTGGAAAAATATGCTCATTCTGAATTAACAGTCTTTATAGATCCTCGAACAATGCAGCCTTATGAGCCAAATACAGATAGCTTTGTTAGAAAAAATGGTTCTATCAAAGAAGGAAATCTTAGAGTTATCAAACAACATGAAATATATTATAAATGGACTCGCTCAAAAGCGATTGATAACACAAGTCTTGGTCATCAGATTACTGTCGATGCAATTCATTTCCCTGGAACTTATCGTTTAGTTGGAGAAACATATTCTCGTAGTAGAAAAACTGGAAAAGACCAAAGATTTCAATTTGAGATTCCACTTTGTAAAATGGGAACAGAAAATAATTTAACTCTTGAAGCAGAGGGAGATCCAACCATATTTAACATGACGCTTAAGGTTTTACGTAGAGAAGATGGCGTAATGATGAAATTAACTCAATATAGCGTAGAAAATGCTAAATATGATGGATATATTAGTGATAGCACTAATGTAATTCCTAATGCTGAGGTGTTGCCTGAAGACCCCACTATAGGGTCTGACTGATGAGGAAGAAGATATCGTAACTTGGATTCAAGAATCATATCCATCGTTAATGAAAGAACAAATCCAAATAGATTCTCCTCCAAATGGAACAAATTTTGAAATTGGAGAAACCATAGCAACAGTAGAGCCACATATAACTAGCAGCTATACGCAGAATGATATTTTGGTTAAAAAAATAACTACAACCACAAAGCGCTATAGATTAAAAAAGGTTATCAATGGAATTGAAGTTGTTCCAACCGAATATAAAAATAATGGAGAAATTTATTCTGGAGAATCTTCTTCATCTTGGATTATGTTAGAAGAAGATTCTTATGAGATTAACTTTACATAATAAAAATAGAGGTGAAGAAAGGAATGAATTTATTTCAAAAATATGGTATAAAAGAGGTCGCTGACGTGGTTTTTTATTCTATAACAACCATTGGTGATGAAGAATTTTATACCCCTGTTTTATTTTTAGATACTTTAAAAGTATCTACCTTAGAAAAAGCAGCAGAAAAAGTTGAAGCAAAAGGTGGTAAAGGCAATAAAAAATTAATTACTTGGAATTTTGGAAAAGAAGTTACTCTCAATTTAGAAGATGCTTTGTTTTCTCCAGCAAGTATGAGTATGATTTGGGGAGGAAAATTAAACTCCAAGTTGTCAGACTATACCTCTGCTATTGTTAAATGTAATCTTGCAAATAAATATGGTGATTTACATTATTCTATTAAAGCATATCCATCTCCTGCATTAACTGATAATGAATGGGAAATTGTATTTGATGCGGCAGAAAAAATGCAAATAGACAGTGGTAGTGGAACTGATTCTCCAGATATATATAATAAAGGGACATCAGATGAACCATTGGTAGATGAAAACAGAAATACATTAATAAAAAAATATTTTAGTCGTACAATGGATGCTAATGCTGGTCGAGAAATTAAAGATTTGGATGATTATAGTTGGGATACTACAGTTAGCGGAGAGGTTGTACATCATACCTCTAAAAATTTTCTCCCATTATTCAATCCAATAAGATCGGCCATGGAACCGGTTTCAGATTCAATAAAAAATTTACAATCTTGGGGCAATAAAAATATATCGGCAACATCTTGGGGAACATATTCTCCTAGACCACCATATTCTGATTATTTTACTCCATACTTGTATGATGTTATATACGGTGACCCTGGCGATATTAATACTATGTTGACTCAGGGAAAAATACAAGAAGATGGGAGCTATGTAATAACTCTTGAAAAAGCATTGATATTAAAAGGATACCTTGGTAAAAGAAAAGCCGGCTCAACCACATCAGAATTTTTAACCTGGGGAGAAATACTTGAAGCAGAACAATCTAATTATGTTACTCCAATAAATCTAACTTTAAGATATAGAATTAATGGAAATCAAATTTATCCTGTTATGACTGAGGGCGTTAATGCTATTTCTTACTCTTATGGAGGTACAAATACAGGGCAGTCTTATAATTCCAAACAATATTTTGGATTTTTATCAACAATAGATGATCCACTTTCATTTTTTGTTCATTACTTTGGAGCAGAAAATGTTGATGTTACAGAATATGGAAATCTTATTTCTACCAAAGGACTGGCTATGCCGCAAGCTGTTATTCAAAAAATTATGACTGAAATTACATCTTTAGATAAATTGGGATATATTGATACAGACATTCATGATATTGAAGTAATCGATCGCATGGAAAAATGTATTGTAAAAAATCGTAATGGTTTAAAAATTAGTTCATCAAAACAAAAACAAAATTTATTTAGGTATTATGCTGATGATAAAACATCCACATATACAATTTACTATGATGCGAAAACAATGTTACCATTGTTTAGAATTGAAGACGGTAAAATAGATGACGGAGAAGATGAATTTACCATAAAAATGGGCACTGTTTATTATAAATGGACAAGAACTGTAAAATATAAGGAGTCTGAGAATGATGCAATTCTTGGAAAAACTCTTGTTATAGACGCAGAAACTTTTCCGGATGCCTATAAAATTGTTGGAGAAACTTATATTCGTAATCAAAAAACTGGAAAAGACCAGCGTTATCAATTTACTATTTTTAGAGCCAATGTTTCAAGCGATACATCAGTAACTCTTGAAGCTGAAGGAGACCCAACTACATTCTCAATGCAAATTGATGTTTTAACACCACCAAATGATATTATGATGGAACTTAAACAATATGATGTTGAAGACGATCCAATCGAAGGCGGCACACGTATTGTTCCTCAGAAATCAAAATATATATATACTCCTGCTAATGTTGAATATATTGAAGAAGTTGCAGAAAAGAACGAAGAAATATACTAATAATAAGACGAGATTTATCTCGTCTTATTTTATTATATTTTTTAAACTCAAATATTACTTTATAAATAGAGAATTTTCGGAGGTGTTGTTTATGGATAATTTCTCTGGAATAAAAGAAATGTATGATATTACAATAAGAAATACAGTTCCATTAGAATTTAATGGAAAGAAATTCTATCCAAATGAACCATTATTAATTTTTAAAACAGCAGAAATTGCTAATATAGATGAAAGAAAAACAAATACACAAGCACGTGGCGGCTATCATAATAATGCTTTAATTAACTGGGAAGTTGATAAAGAAATGAATTTTGCGTTGACTCATGGGGTATTATCTCCTATGTCAATATCGTTATTGTCTAACTCTAAAATAGAGCTACCTAAGTCTAAATCGGTTGGATATAATGAAACGGTTGATGTGGTTGAAGATAAAGAATATTGCTTTGCGGATTTAAAATATAAACCAAATCATTGCAATTGCGTGATGGGAGCACAACCAAATCCTTGTTTAGAACCGATGCCAATGGGTCGTAGGCCTGAATTATTGTTAAAACCTTTGCCGCCAAGCAAAGAAAAGTATATATTTGTTTATGATGTAGAGAGTGGGCGGCGAATAATTGATTTTGAAGTTTATCAAAATAGATTATTTTTCAAAAGTCCTTGTAGGAGAGTATATGTTGATTATACTTTTGAGTACGAAGATAAGATTAAGGTAATTAGAGTCGGAGACCGACTTTTTAATGGTTTTCTTAGTTTAACTGGGAAAATGAGCGTAAAGGATGAAAAGAGTGGAGAAGTAACCACTGCGATATTGGAGATACCGAAAATTAAATTATCTTCCAGTTTGTCGATGAGATTAGGAAAGAATTATGATAATTCAACTGTTAGTGATTTCTTTTTTACTGGATATCCGGATGAGAATGTAAGGAGAGAAAAACAGACAGTTTGTAAGATTACTTTCTTAGATAAGGAATTAACAGGAGATTATATTTAATGCGGTGTCGTAAGACGCCGCATTTATTTTGGAGAGAGAGAGGTGAGAAGAGATGAATATAGCTGGTAATACAATTGAAAATGTTCAGAAAAATGGAATTTCTACAGTATCTAAAGTTTTATTAGAGCTTGCGGAAGAGTCTTTTAATAAAGAAAAAGAAGTATATAATAAACTTCCAGGGTTTAAGATAGAAAAAGTAAATGACTTTATTCAGAAGGGAGACACATTATTTAAATTTTTAATTGCACTTAGTAATTTTTTTTCTAATTCTCAAAATAATTTTAGTTTAAACTCGTCAGATGAGAAAGAAGACACAACTTATAGTTTAGATTTTTCAAAAAATAGTTTTTTGGAAGTGATGGCATCTCCAAGTTTTTATGACCAAATAAATTTTAATACTATAAATCAAATTGTTTATAATTGTTTAGGAGATACTTATGAGAATTGGTATTCAAAGAATTGTGATACTATTGAGGAATTTATAAATGACGTAAGAACAACGCGAGAAAAAATAGAAAACCAATTTAAAAATAGACTCGACAGTTTAATATCTAATACAGTAGCAAATAATACAAGTATAAAACAAAATATAGATGATAATATAAATAAAGATATAGAATTATCTACAGAAACTCCAAAATGGATAAAACAAGCAGAAGAGAATAAGAAAAGTGAAGCAGATATAATAAAAGATTATAATAAATTTAACAATTATACAAAAAAAAATTTTAGAAAGGATGTTATTAATTTTTTAAAAGGAAAGGAAGTAGAAAACAATCTTTTAGATTATAATCAAATATTAGAGGATATTAAAACAAAAGAAACATATTCGGATATACAATCCGTTAGTAAAGCTTTTTATGATCTTATAGGTTCTGCTCTTAAAAAAATTGATGAAAAATATTTTAATAGTTTTGATGCATGGTGGAAAGCCAATATACAACAGAATGCAGATAATTTATTTTCAAAGATTATTAATAAAATGCTTAGTGTTAAAAATAGAGAAAAATTTATTGGAAATTTAGGAGAAATTATGCTTAAATTATTTAATAATCAATTTTCTACTTTACTTGTTTCTGAAAATAATAATGAAAAACAGCAAGAAGGTAATTTCATAACTGGTGGGGTAAGAAATAAATATGGAGAAATAGCAGTAGATAATTTATTACTATTTAAACAGGCTCAAGAAGGACTTGAATATTTGGGCTTTCAATCTAAACTCTTTCCTTCATATGAGTTACAAGGAGAAGGAATTTTTTATCAACAATCAAATCAAATTTATGGTGAAAAAAATAGTCTAGAAAAATACCTTCAAGAACAAACAGGAAAATTTCAGGTCGATTTATTCTACTATAGTTTAGATGGATTTGAAGATGAAAAAGATATATTAGCTAAGGAAATGTTAGATATATTGAGTAGACATATTCCACAATATATAAGAATGATAGATACTACAGAAATCGGTTCTGATAAGACATTAAAAACATTCCTTACAAAAGATATGGAAGAATCCGGTATTATAATGAATAGTTTTTATTCTATAAATTTCAGAATTTTTCCAAGCTCATTGATATTATTATTATTATCAAATCATATAGAAAACAATAACAATAGCAAAAAGAATAGCGATATAATAAATAACTCTTTTTATATTTCATTAAAAGAACAAAAAAAGGAAAAAAATAAAACAAAATGGAAAACCGTTAATCTTTTACAGGAAGATGAAAAAAATTTTAAGAGTTCTTTAAGTAATAGTGTAATTATAGATAAAATTTCTAAACGTGAAAAAACAAATAGAGACGTTTTTTTAAATTTTAAAGGAATAACTATAAAATTTAAAAATACGAACATTAAGAATTTAGTAAATTTTGTTGTATAGAGGTGGAATAAATGGCAAATTCAAGAACAATAGAATTTAAGGGCCATTTTGATGGAAAACAAGTACTCGACGAACTTAAAAAAATCCGTCAATCAATGGCTGATGCAGGAGCAGACGACAATCTTTTTAAGGGAATAGATAAAGATATCGCTGCTACAGAGAAACTTGTAACAGAAATGATGGCTCAAATTCAAAAGGGCTTTTCTAATACAAAAGAAGTTAATGCTTTTGAAAAGCAGATAGATAAACTTCAAACAAACTTTTTAAAGATTTCTTCTGGTATGCAGAATATAAATATTGCAGAAAATTTTGGCTTAAATTCTCCAGAAATTAACAAACTTACCAAAGAAATTGAGCAATTAACCGCTGCACAGGACCATTTAAAAGAAGTTTCAAAAAATGCTTTAGACCAAGCACAAAAAAGCATTGGATTAAGAAATGATGAAGTTGCTGAAATTAAAAAGGCAATAGATGCCAATGAAGATTTAGAGGAAGCTCTTAAAAAGGTTGGTAAAGCTAAGGAGAAGGCTGCCTTAGCAAATGTAGGCTCTAATGCTGCAAAAACGGACGCTGGAAAGGAATATTTATCTAAAGCTTCTATTGGCCTTAGCTTAGATGATTTAGGAGCAAAAGCAAGTTCAGGAAATACTGCTAAAGCTAAGAATGATGCAAGAAAGCGTTATGATAATGGAGAACTTTATGGAAGTGCTGGCAATAGAGAGTTAGATGAAACAAAAGCTAATGCGGCAATAAATGAAGTTTATCAAAAAACATTAGAAAAAATGGTTACAACAGGTGGTAATGCCGCCGAAGCCATAGAAGAAATGAAAAAAGCCTTAGCTGATTATGGTATTGAAATTGAAAATGTTGATAAATTACAAGAAAATTTTTATAGTGATATTGAAGGCTTTTATAAGAGTCCGGCAGTTAGTGGAGGAGCAAAATCCGCAGTAACTAAGGCAAGAAAAATAGGACAAACAGATGCACAAGGAAATTATCAGCTTTCTGAAAATTCTATGACAAATCTTGTAAATAACGAAGAAATTACCGCTTCTACCAGAGCCGAACAAGAGCTTACTCAAAAAATTAGAGAGAGGGGAGAAGCAGAGAAAAAGGCTCAAGAAGAAGGAACTCAAGCCGCAAATAAACATAGTGAAAGTTTACAAGATGTTAATAAAAATATTGAAGATAGCTCTCAAGCATTAAAGGAAGGTTCAGATGCAACTAGAGATGCAGCTGAAAATCAAAATAAATTAAATGATAGCTTTGATAATATGAAGGGAGCTATAAAAACTTTTTTATCAATTGGAAGTGCTATCTCTGCATTAAGAAATGTTGTTAGCAATACTTTTAATGATATTAAAGAGTTAGATAAAAGCTTTGCTAATATTGCTATGGTAACAGATTATTCTGTTGGGCAGATGTGGGAAAGTTATGATCAATATGCTGAGATGGCAAATGAATTAGGACAGTCAACAAAAAGTGTAATTGAAGCTAGTGGACTTTTTTATCAACAGGGCCTTGATACTGCCGATTCTTTAGCTTTAACAGAAGATACTATGAAGCTTGCTACTTTAGCTGGCCTTGATTTTGCTGAGGCAACTTCTCAAATGACTGCGGCTCTTCGTGGATTCCATATGGAGATGAATGAGGGCGGTCGAGTAACAGACGTTTATTCAGAACTCGCTGCTAAAGCTGCGGCCGATGTTGAGGGTATCGCATATGCGATGAGTAAAACGGCTTCTATCGCTAGTTCAGCAGGTATGGAATTTGAAACAACTTCTGCTTTCTTAACTCAAATGATTGAAACAACCCAGGAAGCTCCAGAAAATATTGGTACTGCTATGAAAACTATCATTGCAAGATTTACTGAATTAAAAGAAAACGTTGCAGGAACAGCAGATTCAGAATTTGAGGATTTAGATTACAATAAAGTTGATACAGCTTTAAAATCAGTTGGCATTTCACTTAAAGATGCCTCTGGTCAATTTAGAAATTTAGATGACGTATTTCTTGAATTGTCAGAAAAATGGAACACATTAGATAGAAATAGCCAAAGATATATTGCTACTATTGCCGCAGGTTCTCGTCAGCAGTCTCGTTTTATTGCGATGATGGAAAATTATGACAGAACAATGGAATTAGTTGATACAGCTTATGATTCAGCGGGAAAATCAAGTGAACAATTTGCTAAATATCAAGATACTGTTGAATATAAGATGAATCAATTACAAAATACGTGGGAACAATTTAGAACTCAATTTTTTAATAGTGATTTCTTCAAAACTGTATTAGATGGATTTAATGCTTTACTTGGCAAAATTAATGAATTATCTGGTGGAGATCTTCTTGCTCTTGGAGCAGCGATTGTTATTCTGGGTAAAACCGTGGGAATTTCTTTAATCAGTGGAATACAAACTGCCCTTAATAAATTACCAAGATTAATTAACGATAAATTAAATAAGGCATTAAAAGGCAGTCAAAAAGATATTCATTTATCTGCTGACATAACAAATGCAAAAGAAAAAATCAAAGAATTAGAAAAACAACAAGAAGAGCTTGAAAAAGAATTAGGGAATATGAGAGCTAATATTGATATTAGTAAAGCTGAAGCTCAACTTGAAGAATTGGAAAAAAAGGCTTCTGAAACTGGATTAACACCAGAAGAAGATAATCAAATGACGCAACTTAAGAATCAAATTAATGACCAAGAAAATAAAGAAAAGGAGATAAGTCAAAATTTACAAAATCAAGAAACAGAAAAAAATAAACAGAAAGAACTTGAAGCTAAACAACAATTAGCTGAAAAAGATTATGCTGCAATAGGACAAACTGCGGCAGTAGCATTTTCAGCTGCCTTTACTACAGTTGCAACTGACATGAATCCTGGTGCTGCGGTAGCAACAGTATTATCTACAGGAATAATGAGTTCAATGCCAACTATTATTTCTAGTCTTAAAGCCGCTTGGACAGTAGCAGGAACCGAAGGTGGAGCAAGCTTTTTAACTAGTTTTATAACATCTTCTGGCGGAATTATGTTAATAGTTGTTGCTGCGATTGCGGCAATAGCTGGACTAGTTGCTCTTGCCCAAACCTTAGATGCAAAAGAAGAAGCAAAACAATTTGATAAGCGTTATGCCGAAGCGAAGAAACTTGCTGAAGAATCTAAAAAACAAGCTGAAGAGCAAAGAAGTAAAGCAAGAAAGGCAACTGAAGAGGCTGACAACGCAAAAGAGCTTAAGGATAGATATGAAGAATTGCATAATCAAACCATAAGAACTACAGAAGAGCAAGAAGAGTATAACGAACTTGTTCAGCAAATTCAAGAACAATTTCCACAAATCATAACCAGCTATAATGAGATAACTGGAGAGTTAGAGGTTCAGAATGATCTTTGGGATAAAATTATTGAGAAATCTGAAATTCTTGCTAAACAAGAACGAAGAGAAGCTACTGCTGCGGAATTAACTGCAACAAATGATCAATTAGTTGTAGATCAAATGTCCGCAATAAAAGACAGTTATGGCGATATGGATATTTTTGCAAATTCAGGAGCTGCAAAAGAGAATTTAAATGAATTTGAAAAGTTTGTTAAGGGAGAGATGAATTTTGATGACACAAATATGTCTCGAGCTTTACAACAAATAGAAAAAGAAGGCATAGAAACTCAAATTAAAGAAGATAGTGATACTAGTTATGATAAGATTACAAATACAGATAAATTAATTGCCTATGGAGCTTCTGTTCTTTCCATGGGAACTGCAATTCCTACAATCGGATTGGCAATGGACTCTCAAGAACAAAAAAATAATGAAGCTTTAGCCGCTTTAGATTATAATGCTGTAGCAGATTTAATAGGTTATCAGCCTGAACCAGGAAAAGTATTAAAATTTGATGCATCTGGAAATGCTACTATTATTGATGAATTTGGTAATGCTGTTTCGGCATCAGAGACAGACTTAGAATCCTTTCAAGACGCAATTCTTGATTCTGAAACTGGCTTAGAAGCACAAATTGAGAAACAAAAAGAGCTAATAAATCAAGAACAAGAGTTAGCTGAAAAGCAAGCGGCCTTAACATATGCTACTCAATATGTATCAGATTATGAGCAAAACTTAGGAGAAGAGTTAGCAGCAGGTCAAAAAGAATTTATGACAGGCGTAATTGCAAATATGGCTGATGAATTTGATGGGGATGCAGAACAATATTTACCCTCTGGTAATAATAAATTTTTTGATGCATTAGGAGGAGCACGGTCTGGAGCTTCAGATAACTCTTTGTCAGACTGGGGGGATATAGATAGTAGTAATGTTATTGAAGGTATTGATAAAGAACTGCTAAAACAAGCTGGCTTTGAGGGTAAATTCACTGGAGACGATGTCAAAAATCTTTTAATAGATATCAAAGGTAGTGAAGAAGAAGCATCAAAATTTTGGGAAGAAAATCAAGGCACGACATCTGGACAGCTTGCTATTCAACAAGCAATTCTTACCGCCTTAAAAACAAAAGGAAATGATCAAATATTAGCAGATCTTGATAATATAGATTGGTCTGAAATTAACACTTCTTATGAAAGAATGCTAGAAGATGGAGCTACACAAGAGGAAATAAACGCTTATAACGATGCAATTGAAGTTCAAAGACAAGCTGCTTTAGATAGAGGACAAACAGATTTGGCAGGTTGGATAGGAGATTATGGTCAAGACACTTTAGAAAAATATAATAAAATTTTTGAAGATGCTGACAAATCTTTTACTAATCTTAATAAAATGGGAGAAGTAACAACTAAACACCTGGAAGTATTTACCCAACAAGCTCAAAATGTAGAAGATATATTAGGTAGCTCTCAATTGGGATTAGATTATGTCAATGAAATGAATAAATTAATTTTAGACAGTGGAATAACTGATCCTTCTGTAATAACAAATGCTTTAAGTGCTTTTGATACTTCATCAATTACTGCTTTTAATAAAGATGAAATTAAACAACAGTTTATTGACAGTATGAGTGAAAGTATGAACTCTGAAGAAGCAGGAAAATTATGGGAAAACTTTTTTGCTCTATCTGAAGACTATAATTTAGTTAATATTGAAATAAGTTCAGTTGATATTTTAGAACAAGGAATAGATGAAAGTTATGACAAAATAGCTGAGCAACTTAGTGGTGCATCTAGTATTAGTGATGCGATAACCGCTCAATTAGAAAAAGGTTTTTTGAATTTTTCAGAATCAAATGAATTGAGGAAAACTTTAGATGAAGTGGGCTTAAATTTTGAAGACTATTTTGTATTTGATGATAATGGAGAAAGTTTTATTGATTTTGATAAGTTAAAGGATGATTATAAAGAACTTTTACCAACAGCAGAGGATTTTAAACAGCAAGCTCTGGATAGTTTAGATGCAGCTATTGAAGAAGTTGATTTACAAATTGATATGATCAAGGCTTTACAATCACAGGGAGATAGAAACTTTCAAAATTTAAAGATAACCGAAGCTACTACCGAACAATTAAAGGTTCAATTGGCTTATATGGAAAAGCTAGGATACATAACTATAGAAGAAGGTTTTTTTGAAAAAAATGCTACAACCTTAACGATAGATGAAGATGATATCAAACTTTCTAAAACAGAAACAGAAATTCTAGAAGACTTAAATAGTAAAAGAGATAAATATCTAGAACAAAAAGAAGAAATAGAAAGCGGAAAAAATATGGAAATCTATGAAGAGATGACCGAAAAAGCTGTAGAAGAATTAGAATCTATGTTTGATATAACCGGGGAATTAACAGAAAAAGAAGAAGACTTAACAAAAGCTACAGAAGATTTAGCAAAGGCTCAAAAAGAATATGATGAAGCTCTTCATGGTACAGCAGAATGGTTAGATAGTCAAGATCCATTTCAGGCGTTGTCTGATTCAATATCAATTTTAGAAAAAAAATTAGAAGGATTAAAGGAAGATTTAAATAATATAACCACTCCAGAACAATCTAAAGATATTTTAAATGCAATTACTGAAAATAGGACAATGCAAATTGAAAATTTAACTGGTCAGATACAAGCTTCACAATCTCAATATGAACAAGTTTTAGATTTTATACAAAATGGAGATTATTCTCAATATTATTCTCAGTTACCAGATGGAACTATAGCTTTTGATATAACAAAATGGTATAATGAAGGCGGCTCCGATGAAATGGGAGATGCCTTGGGCGAAATGGCCACCAAGGGCAATGACGCAGTAATGCAAATATTAGAATCTCAACAAAAAATTAATAGTATTCAAGATGAACAACAGAAAGAAAGCGAAGAAAGATTAAAAAATTATACTTCTCTTCAAGATCAAATTTTAGATATTTTAAAGAAAAATGCAGAAGAAGAAGTAAAAACTCAAAAAGAAAAATATGAAAATTTAAAACAAGCTGATGATGATTATTTATCTGCTTTAGAGGATGCAATTGAAAAACAAAGACAATTAAGAGAACAAGAAAAGGATTATGAAGAATTAGCTACAAAAGAAAAAAAATTATCTTTAATGCAGAGGGATACATCCGGAGCCAATCAAAAAGAAATAAACCAATTACAGCAAGAAGTGGAGAACCAACGTCAAGAATTATTGGATAATAAAATTGATGAAATGATTGATAAATTAAGAGAACAATCTGAACTACAAACTGAGATGAGAGATTTAGAAATCGAGATTAAAGAGAATGAATTAGAAAGTAATAATTTTCTTTCAGAACTTGCGGCCGTTGAAAGCAGTTTTCATAATACAGACGACATTGTTGAGTGGATGTTAAAGAATAATAAAGAATTAGAGGATATGTCTATTGAACAGCAAGAAGCAAAAATTTTAGAATGGCAAGAATTGGGAACTAGCTGGGCAGCATATTTAGGGGAAAAAGAAGAGGGATATAGTAATTTATTAACAACATCAGAAGAAAATATTGAAAATTTTGCACAAATTGGGGTAGATGCGATTGAAGGTTCTATAAATAGAATTATCACAAATGAAGAAGCTGCACAATTAGAGAGAGAAAATAATGCTAAAAAAGCTTTAGAAGAAGCTGAAAAAAATTATAATAAAGCGGTAGGATTATTAGAAGATTATTGGGAAAAAGCTGCTCAAATAGAAAAAAATAAAGAGAAAAATAAGAAAGAAAGTAATATGCAAGAAGAATATGATAATTATATGAAAAATGCTCATAACGCTTCTTTTGAAGGATACTTAAGGACACAAGGACTAGATGTTCAAGAGTATCAAAAGTATAAAAAATATTCTCCAAATGCTTCTCAAGATAGTTTTTTAGCTAGCAAGGGTATTAATATAAAAACTAAACAGGGTTATGTTCCAACTAAGCAAGAAGAAAATAATAAATCGTCAAATCCTTTATATAATGAAATAAATAAAGAGAAAACTAATGTAAAAGAGATAGTCCGCTCTAATAAAGAAAAAATATATGGAAACTCATATAGTGTAGTTAAACAAACTTTATCAAGGTCTGGATATAAATCTACTAAGCCAGGTCTTTATAGTAGGGGAATAGAACTTGTTTTTGATACTGGAGAAACATTATTTTATGAAGGAACAACAGTTGACAATGAAATTATAAATATTTTAGATTCTATGTCTAATAAGGTTCATGGTATTCAAACAAAAATGTATTCCAGAGATGGTATTTCATCAGGAAAAAAATATGCAACAGGTGGTCTTGTAAATTATACCGGCCCCGCTTGGGTCGATGGTACTCCAACTAAACCTGAAGCTTTCTTAAATGCTCAAGATACGCAACGTATAGGAGAAGCTGCAAAAATCCTCGCTCAAATTCCAGCATTAAATGGAGCATCCGAAAATGTTTCTACAAACATTGGAGACACAACAATCGAAATTCACATAAATGTAGAGAATATTGAATCAGATTATGATGTAGATCAAATGATTGAAAGAGTTAAAAATGATATTATTGATGTATCTAAACCTATAGGAACATCAGTTATTCTTAAAAAATAAAATTACGTTTCTTTGCCGCTAAAATTTAGCGGCAAAGACTAATTATTTGATTTTTTTCATATTTTATGTTATTATAAAATAAATGGAGGGATGTATATTATGAAAGATTTTACTGGCTTTAGATTAGGTAATGTTCATACTAAAGATTTACACTTAGTCGTTGTAACATCAAGCGATAGATATGAAAAAAATTTATTACCGAATCCTAAAGACTATACAGTAGAAGTCCCTGGAGGAGATGGGAATTATTATTTCGGGCAAACTTTTGATTCAAGAGAATTTACTTGTAATGTTGCCTTTGATTCTGTTGATGAACAAACTTGGAGACGAATTAGTCAATTATTTTCTACAGATAAATTACAAGATTTAGTTTTTGATGAATTGCCATATAAAACTTATAGGGCAAAATTAAAATCTAAACCAGAGTTTAAATTTATTTGTTTTACAGATAGAGATACTGGAGAAAGAGTTTATAAGGGTGAAGGAACTCTTAATTTTGTTTGTTATTATCCCTATGCTTTTGGATTTAATAAATATATTGTGCGGGCCGCAGATTATTATTTAAAAACACCTCCAGAAACTATTATTAAAACTCACACAAGAGAAGAAAATCCCTATGCTAATAATTTAATTGAAGCAAAAGACAAGCACACTAGAGATTTTTATAATGTAAAAAATAATATGGAGGCTCCATGGAAGGGCGGCTACCCCACAATAGAGCAAGTTCAAGCTGGAGAACTATTTTTCAATAGCCCTGATGGAGAAAAATCTATTATAAATGTTAGAGGATATTGGGAAAATGTTCCTGAGTGGGCACCAAGTAGTAAATTATTAACAACACCAACTTTAGATTATGACCAAGAATTAATTTATTTACCACAATATTCTAAAATAAATTATATGAATATGGATACAGGTCTTAATAATGAGAACGCTTTGATAGGAAGTAGATTATTAGTTTATAATCCTGGCGATATCCCAATTGATTTTCATTTAAGATTAGATAATAATGAAAGAAGTTTTTGGAACGGAAGAGGAAATCATTTTCAAGTAAGAAGATTTAATGTTGAACGACTTACAATACAAGAAGCAGTAGACTGGACAGGATTGAAACCTTATAATATTGAAGACGAAAAGGAATATAAATATGGAAGGAAATATTTTAAACTTCCTGCATTTAAAGAAATTGATTTAACGAATAGTGAAAATCAAAAATATAAAAAATTTATTGCTAAAGATTTAGGTGAAATACATCCTAATCATACTTATATTGTAGAACCGATTCCAAAAGAAAAATTAGGAGAATTTATTCGTTCTTTTTATTGGCAATCATCTAAACGAGATTCTAAAATATCTTATTTAGATGGAGAAAAAATGGCTGATAGATATGAAGAATTATATAATTTATGTATTTTAGACGAAGAAAAAGAAGAATTATATTGGCAAACATTAAAACAATTATTGTATGATGGGTATAAAAACCAACCTATTTTTAATGAAGAAAACCACGATTATTCCTTAGAGGATATGTTTTATGACTACGTATATAATCCTCCAGAATATATACAAACAAATATGAATTTAGATTATGGCATATATGATTTTAATAATTCAATTTTTCCTCATTATTACACTCCTGATTACCTTGAAATAAAAACAGATGGTATTCCAGAAATAAGCGAAAATTGTACTTTATATATAGATTCTGAAAAACAAATGCTATATAGCCTAAATAAATCTAAGCAATTTTACAATTACACTCCTTCTAAAAATATTTTTAATGATAATATAGTAAAAGGCAAATGGTTTAAAATTCCACCTGGCTGGTCTTTAATTGAAGTTGCTCCAGTTTGTGATGAAAATGATTGGGGTGGAAAAACGTGGAATGATGCAAGGGCTTTTAATTGGGGATATGGTGGCGATTCTGAATATGAACAACGACCAATACAAAAATTATTTAATAATTTATATTATATTGCCGCAGAGGAATATTTAAGATTATATGGTATTTTAAAAAATGGACAGACTCTCGAAGAAAAAGTCTCTGAGTCAAATCCAGATTATGATACATCTGATGATAAAATTAGCTTACAACATGAATGGATTGATTCTCAAATTGGATTTAGAAGTTGGTATTTAGATAAAATTCAACAATATCAAAATCCAACAACGTTAATAATAAAAGATACTTTTGCTTATAGTATTTATAAAAGAAAAGAGCAACAAGCTGAATATGGTTTTCTAAAGTTATTGCATCAATACTGGAGAATTAATACCGATGCGGTTATTGATGGAGTTTCTCCTTGTACTGGAGATATAAATGAATGGTGGTGGTATGCTTGTAACTATATCTGGGAAAATTTTCCACCTTTATATTGGGGATTTGCAGATATTCTAAATAAAGCAAAAATTGAGTATACTCCATTATTTTATTAAGAGGTGAAAAAGATTGGCTATTATAAAAAAACCTTATGAAATTAGTGTATGGGATGAAAAATTAGGAGATAATGGACAAAAAACTGAAATAAAAAGAGCAATCATTGGCGCGCATGATATGTCATATATCGGCCGCGCCACTTCTCCCAAATTAACAAAAAATTTAAATGGTACACATACGCTTACTTTTCAAATGCCATCAAAATTTTTTGATAGTGCTATAGGAGAATATGTTCATAACGAATTTTGTGATAATGTTTTTAATGAAAGAAAAATTAAATTACAATATGACGGTGACTGGTATGAATTTTATGTAAAAAATATTACAGAAAACAAACAGTTTAAAAGTATTATGTATCAGTATACTTGTGAGGATGCTTTTATTGACGAGCTTTCAAGAAACGGATATGGTATTACTTTTGATACAGAATTATATAATAATGTTGAAGAAATAGGTACATTTACAGAAATTATTTTAGATGATAGTATATGGGAATATGACGCGTCTAAAAACTGGGGAGATTTTACCGAATATGCTGAGGAAAAATTATTTAAGATTCCTGTATCTATGTTTAGTTCAATTCCTGGTTATAAACTTAATTATGTTGTAGATGGTACATTAACTAATGTTTTTAGCGGCGAGACAAGGAATCAAGAAATGGGGGATGATTTAAGCCGCGAGCACAAGATTTTTTGGGACAATGGAAATTTTGATAATGGTATTCCTTTATTACAACAACAAATAAAAAATGTTGAAAATGATGGTTATATTTATGTTCCTTATAGTTGTTTAGATTTTTGTTATATCAAGACTGGAGATTCAAATTATGCTGCTACACAAGAAGCCGCAATTGGACAAATTAATGGTGTTAAATCCTATTATCTTGCACCAAGCTCTATAGACCCAACATCTTTAATACAGTTTATTGCTATTCCTCCCGGAGCAGAAGTTCAAATAGATGAAGCTGGATTATTAGTAAACAAAAATTATTCCTATGTCATGACATTAAAGGATTGGAATGAATGTGTTAATTCTAATAAATGGTATAATACAGAAAAGAATGAAATTCAAGATATGGAAGATGTTGCAGCAAATAAAATAGTTTGTTATAACGGATATTTAGAAAAAATAGGTGATACTGAATTAACATTTGGAAAGAAGATTTCTATTACTGATAGAACGGAAATTAATATTAGTGAAGAAATCGACCAATATGTTAAAGTTTATAACAATTCTATGGAAGATTTTGTGGATAAAGAAAAAAATACTACGGAATTTACATCTGATGAATGGAATTCAAGTCAAGATGAAAATATTAACTATCGTATTTGTTCAAGTACAAATACTAGAACAATTGTTCCTCAACTCGCAAGAAATTTAGTTCAAAATGGTACTAATATGACAGATACTTCTGGATGGGAAGTTATGAAATTATTTACTGAGGTAAATGAAACATCAAGTTCTATTTCTGTTAGAGTTGAATCTAATTCTACAAATGATAATGAAATATCTGATATACAAGAGCCTGAAGGATTAATATTAAACACTCATACAACGCCTTCAACTTTATCAGGTTCAAATATAGAAGATTATAAAACTTTTATTAATTTTGGTATTGTAGGGCAAGAAGAAATCATTACTAAGGATCAAACCTACGTATTATATATAGAAGGAGAATATGTAAAACAGAAAGGAAACTCAAAAAATGGATATACATATCTAAAGACAACCGGAGATAATAGTATTAAAGTAGTAATAGGTGAAGGTGGGTATGATTCTGACGGAGATTATACAATTTCACAAGAGCAAAGAATAAGTTTAAATGCTTTATTCGGAACATACTATTTTATAAGACCTACAAAGAATATTGAGAATCCATATTTTGCAATAAATCCTACAACAAGTACTTCAACATCTACTGTATTTAATTTAAAGAAAGTTATTTTTTCTAAAGCATATACTAAAGGAGCTGACTTTTTTGAAGGGGAAGATATAAAATATAAATATACAGGTAGGGATATATTCTTTTCACCAACTGAATGGTATCCAGGTATCAATATGTATGTAAAAATAGCCAATGAATCTGACTTTTTAAAAGAGGAAGATGTATTTGAAGGAGATGTTTATTCTTATAATAAATATTTTAGACAACAGCTTCAAGCAAATAGTGGAGAGCGCATAGAATTAAAAGATAGTTTTATGCTTAAATCTTATTTAAAAAATAGTGCTGAACCTAATGGCTTTAACCCTACTATTTATACAGAAGAGGATATTAAAGTTATTACTGATTATATTGATTTAAATAGATGTAAATATTACAATAGTAATGCTACAATTAAGGAAAGTGATTGTAAACATAAAGATAGTTCAAATGGTGTTTGTATGTATCAAAAATATGGATATTGCCCATATCGCTTTCAAACGCAAAAACATTGTAGAAAAATTAGAACTTTAAATGGCGAAAAATCAAATAGATTTAATTTAACTCAGGAATTAAGCAAAGTTTTTGAAATTTATCCAGTTTATTATACAGAACACGAAGAAAATGGAAAAGTTAAAACAGATATGGTTGAAGAAAATAATAAAACTTATAATAAAATGAGGAAAAAAGTTTTCTATATTACTGAAAAAGGTATAGAAAATAAATTGGGATTTAAATATACTAAAAATTTATCTAATATATCAAGGACTTTTGATAGTAAAGAAATCGTAACAAAATTATATGTAGAGGATGTTGATAGTGAATTATCAAAAACAGGATTGTGCTCAATTAAAACGGCAGAAGATAATCCATCAAGAGACAATTATATAATTGATTTTTCTTACTATACAATGAGAGGATTACTTGATAAAAATACGACCGATGCAGATTTATATGGAATAGATGAATCTGATATGGGATATTTAAAACAATTAGGATATTATAACAAGAAATATGATGAATTATCTAATTTAATTATCAATTTACAAGATGAATCATATACAGAATTAACTGCAAATGTTGAAGTTAATTTAACAGGAATTGAAACTGCACAACAAGAATTAAATAAAATTAATAAAAATTTATCTAGGTATGCGACTAATAAAAATAATTCAAAAAAGACCGCAGAAGAAAGCGATACCTATTTAAATTATAAACAAAAATATAATGAACAAAAAAATATTTTATTAGGTTTAATAGAAGATACTTTTATGACGAATGGAGACTATTATAGGCAGTTAAAAATTGAAATTTCAGATTGGAATAGTTTTAAAAATGCTAATGACCTTTTAGACGCTATTATGTCATATGGATTTAAAACATTTAAGAAAGAATTTTTAGATACATTTTCATATAGAAAATATGGATTAATGGGCCAGTATGCCGAAGAATATTTACAAATTCAAAAATGGAAAAAAGAAAGGGCTAAATACTTAGAGGATATTAATAGAATATCTTTGGCTTTCTACAAAAAATATGAACCATATTTAAAGGAAGGTACTTGGTCAGATAGCAATTATTTAAGTGATAACTCTTATTATTTTGGGGCAAAAGAGGTTGCAAAACAAGGCGCAATTCCAAAATTAACATATAATATCTCGGTAATTGATTTATCAATTTTAGATTCAGATTATAAGATTGATGTAGCAGACACAACTTATATTGAAGATATTGAAACTTTTGGTATTAACGAAAAAACAGGATTACCAAATAGATTAAAGGTAATTATCTCTGGCATAACCTATAATTTAGATGTGCCATCAGAAAATTCTATTGAAGTTCAAAATTATACTACTCAATTTGAAGATTTATTCCAACAAATCTCAGCAAGTGTACAATCTCTTACCTTTAATGAGAATATTTATAAACGATCTTCTAATTTTACTTCTACTCAAAATATTTCTGAGGAAAGCTTGCAGGGCGGCCTTAGTGAAAATCAATTAACTTTAATTGAAACAGATGAAAAAAATATTGAGTTGGATAGTACTGGACAATCGGGTAGTGACATTAATAATCATACAAATAAATACAAATTAAGCGGCGAAGGACTTTTCTTTTCTAATAATGGCGGACAAACCTGGAATGTAGGAGTTACTCCAAAAGGGATTAATGCGGATTATATTAAAGTCGGTTCTTTAGACGCAAGTAAAATATCTATTGTAGATGGAGAATATTTATACTTCTTATGGGATAAAGGTGGTATTACCGCTTATAGAACGCCGCAAGCTACCAAAGATGGAGGCAATTATTTCCAAGATTTCGCAAGATTTAATAAATATGGGTTGTCTTTAGTTGAAAACGGTCAAATAAAATTAAGAGCTGGATATAATTATACTTCAAAAAATACCGAAACAAATGGCCGAATTAGCGATGAGAAGGACATTGATAGTAATTCAGAAATAGGTTTTTATTTATATAATGATCAGGGTAATGCAATTTTTAAAGCAGAAAGTACAAAAAATGCTTATCAATCAGCTCAAATCACTTTAAAAGGAGAAATATATACATCTGATACAGTAAATTATAAAGAAAAAGGATATGAAAATTTAAAATATTTATATCAAAACGCCTATATTTTTGATAAATATAATGCTCCGGAAGTAATAGAAGAAAAAAATTATAAAAATACAGATTTTAAAAATATATTGTCAAAAAAAGATTTTATAAATGCCATAATAACAAAATGGTATAACGAAAAAACTGACAATAAAATTTCTTATATAACAGATGATATCTATATTAATTATTCGATCAATTTGATGGGAAAGATAAAAAAAGCAGATATTTATAATGAAAAAGATAAAACTTTTTATCGTGTTAATACCGCGCAAATTAAAGTTCAAACATCAAGTAATATAACAGAAGAAAATAAAATGACTTTAAAAGAAAAGGGAGATAATTATATTCAAAGTTTCTATAATCTATCTGACTGTAATGAAATTGTTACTTTATATTTTACGGAAAATACAGATAAATCAATAAATATTTGTGTAACAAATGATAACTTCATGCAAATTTTTTATTTATCCGCTAATAAACCAGAAAAAAGTCTTAAAGCTACCAATACATTGTCTCAAGAGAGTATTGTTTATTTAGAAAAAACAGTAAACTCTACAAATAATAGACAACCTCTACCAAAAAAAGAAATAACCTTATATTTTCACTCAGAATCTAATACAGGATATGTTAATCAAAGTAATTATGATATTAATAAGGATGAAACTGTAAAACTTTTAGAAGGAGAAACTGAATTATATATAAATAATAAAGTATTATTAAATGAGAATGAAAATGAAAATAGAAGAACCACTTCTCAAGGAGACCATAGATTATTTAGTTGTATACGTCGAAATAACGAAAAAATAGGCAATATTTTTACAATAAAAAAAGACGGTTCATTATATTTTGGTGGTACAGTCACTGATTTTAATGAAACAGGACAAGATTATCAAATTGACAATGATAATACTTTAAAACCTTGTGTTACTATTAAAGATGAGGGCATTAGAATTACAAATGATGGAAAGTTATCTATGGATTTAACTTTATTTACTGACATAAAAACAGGAACTCCTCTTATGGATATTATTGCTGATGCCGTTAATTCAGTAGGAGTTGCATCGCACGGACATAAAATTGAAAAAATTAATTTTAATAAAGATACTTGTTTGTTATACGGACCAAAGAATAAAAGTGAAGCAGATGCATTGGATATTTTAAGCAAAAAAAGTGACGCAATAGACGACTGTGGGTATTATTTATCTAAACTCTTTAAAGGAGAAAAATGTAGCATTCCAGTAGGAGGAACAACAAGTCAAGATTTTAAATGGACAGGAAGAATTCCAATAGGTGAATTAAATGAAGAACTTGTTTCCTTAACTTGCATAGATACAAAAACAAGTACTTTTTCGAGTGGTTCAAACTGGAGCTATAACTCCGAACACTCTACAACCTATAAAGATTGGTATTGGTGTGGAGATTCTAGAACTGAAGGTTTAATTAATAGCACTAAAGTTAATGGAAAAGCTAAAATTGGGGCTGGAGTAGACACTCTTAAAGACTTTATTTCTAATGGATTAAAAAATGATGCAAAAGGTAAAAATTTAGTTCTTTGGTGGGGTGTAAACGATAGAAAAGTAGATGAATATATTAAATTATATAAAGACCTTGCAGAAGATTTCCAAGGAAAAATTATTGTTTTAACAGTTGGCCCAGTGTTTAATACCTCTACTAATATTGACGATAATGTTAGAACTATTGGAGAAGAAGGTGGCGGAGGTACTACTACACTAACAGCCTTTAATAAAGAAATCAACGATTTTAATAAAAAATTAATAAGTGATTTATCAGATATTATTGTTTTAAATATTGATGAATGTATTACAACATTAACAAAAACTTACTCTAAAAAGGATTTGGCAGCCGGAGAGGGCAATGGGCTTCACTATAGTTCTTTATGCTATAAATTAATAGAAGAATGGGTAAGAGGACAGATTACTATTGTTGATGGAAGTGAACGAGCGCAGGGCAGACAAGATGTACCTAAAATTTTTGCTGCTTTAACTAGTGTTGGTTATGATAGAAATGCTGCTTTAGGAATCTTAGGCAATATGGAGGCAGAATCAAGTTTTTATTCCAATATTTGGGAAGGAGGCACTTATTCTTCTGATGAAGAATTAAACAGTTTTAAGACAGCAACCGATTTTGCAAATACATATTATTATGTGGATGGAGACTATAAGGGATATGGTTTTGGCTTAATACAATTTTCAAATACTGGAGAAAATGGTAATAAAGCATTATTATTTAATAAATCTAAAGAACTGGGATTGCCTTTATCTTCAATATTATTGCAAGCTTCAGTTATTCCTCAATCAGATCCAGATGCCGCATTAGATAAGATGAATAACAAAACTTTAGAAGAAGCGGTAAAACAATTTTTATACTATGTAGAAGTACCAGCAAATAAGGAGCAAAAATTAGAAGGACGATTAGCTAATGCTCAAGCGTTAATTAATGAATTTAATTTATAGGAGGAATCATATGTTAATAGAAAGATCTACTTTAGATGCTCTTGAAAAAACAATAAATAGCCTTTATCAAAAAGAATTTGACATATATACACAATATAAATTATTACAAATTCTTAAAATAGTAAAAGATGAAAAACAAATTTTAACAGATCAAATTGCTTCTCTAATGGAACAGTTTGGAGAAAGAGATGAAAAAGGAGATATAATTCTTGTAGAAAAAGGTTTTAAAATAATTCCTGAAAAGGCTCAGTTATGTGAAGAAAAATATTTAGAGTTGTTAAAAATGAAAGTACAATTTCCGGAAATCTTTTTTTCACTTGATGAATTAAAAGAGTTACATTTAACTCTTGAACAACTAAATCTTTTAGAACCTTTTATTAAAATATAAACTAACGGGGACGCCTACTAAGGCGTCCTTTAATTTTTATATAATTTACACAAAATCTCTTATTACTTTTTGTATAAAACATAGAAAATTTTTCTCTACTAACTTTTTTTACAAAATAATTTTTAATAAATTTCATTATATTAATGAAAGATAAAAACAAAGTGAGGTGATTAATATGTCTTTCAATAATTTTCAAAAGCAGCCGCAACAGCCATTTTATCAAAATCAAAATGTGGCTCCAATGCAGCAAAATCAATTTCAACAGCAAAATGTTCAACCATTATTCCCGCAGCCACAAGGTAATGTTTATAACATTAATTCAACCTTAGAAGTTGCTAACGTTCCAGTGGGGGCAGGAATTTCAGTAGCATTATGTTTAAATGAGGGAGTTATGTATATTAAAACAATGCAAAATGGTAATCCAATGTTCTGGGCATATAGGATTCTTCCTTATGATTCTGAACAGAAAAATTCGCCGCCAGAAGAATCTTCTAATAAAGAAGAAAATCCTTTGGCCGCACAATTTGAACAAGTAGATAATCGTTTTGTAAAGCTTGAAAAGCAAGTTAGTGATATACAAGAATCTTTAAAGAAAGATAAGGGAGAGTGGAAATTATGAACATGAATCCAATGCAATTAATGGGTCTTCTTAAAGGCAAAAACCCACAAGAAATGGCAATGTCTATGATAAAGAATAGTAATATTAATGACCCAATGATTAATCAATTACTTCAATGCGCCCAAAGCGGCGACATAAATTCAATGAATAAAATTGCAGAAAACTTTTTCAAAGGACAGGGATTAGATTTCAATAATGAGTTTAATAACTTCATGTCTATGTTAAAGTAAAATGCAATTTAAATAAATATTTTTACTTTATAGGAGGTTTTTAGTATGGAAGAAAAAGGTCTTACTGTAGCCGACGCTATTGCTTTAAGAGATAGCAACGGCACAAACAACATGAACGATGGTTTCGGAAACAATGGAGCGTGGTGGATAATTGTATTCGTACTGTTCTTTGCTTTCGGAGGATGGGGCCGCGGCGGTTATGGTAATAATGGCGGCGGAAACTGTGATGGTGGTTGTGGCACTAATACAGTTGTTATCCCAACAAATAGTTTTGGTGGATTTGGAGGATGTAATCCTTGTTGCTCTCCAGCCACTCAGCAGGGCTTAACTGATGCCTTTAACTTTAATCAGTTAGATAATGGTCAAAGAGGAATTGAAAGAGGAATTTGTGATGGTTTCTACACAACAAATTTAGCAATTACAAATCTTGGAACTCAGGTTCAGCAGGGCTTCTGTGCTACTGATAGAGCAAATCTTCAAGGATTTAACGGAATCCAGTCTGCTCTCTGTCAGGGATTCAATAGCGTAAATAGTGCTCTTGCACAAACAAACTACAACATGAAAGATTGCTGCTGTGAAACAAGAGAATCCATTATGCAGTCTAATTTCAATAACCAGAGCGGATTCAATGCAATTCAGAATCAGTTAGCTTCATGCTGCTGCGATATTGAAAGAGGACAGGATGGTTTGAATTATAATCTCGCTAAATCAACTTGCGATATTATAACAAATCAGGACAAGAATACTGATAGAATAATCAATTACTTAACTCAGCATGAAATGGATAATCTTAGAACTGAATTACAGTCTGCTCAACTCCAACTTTCTCAGTTATCACAGACTCGTAGTATAATTGACCAGCTTCAGCCTTGTCCTAAGCCGGCATATTTAACTTGCTCACCTTACACAACTTACCCAGTAAACTTCAATTCTAATTGCAACACTTGTTGCTAATGGAGGCGATAGTATGAGTTGCCCAACGTCAAAATGCCTTTGTGAGAGATTAATTCTCTCACAGGCAGTTACATTTTCAGATAATAATCTGATTATCAATATTCCAGCCGGCAGCTATGCGGATGGAGAAAAATATTGTATTGTGGTTGCACAGAGTATTCCTACAACTACGACAATAGCGGCAAATGTAGTTATAACAATTGGAACTGATACAACAACATATCCTCTTGTTAATTGTGACTGTACTAACGTGCAAGCTTGCCAAATTCAAGCCAGAAAAAGATATTCAACTGTAGTACATACTAATATTCAAAGTGGTGTATTTAAATTAATGTGCAAGGCTTGCTCATGCAATAGATGTCCAAATAATGCTGCTTCATTGCCAATACCAACTACAACAGCAACAGAGGTGGAAGAGAATGCATAAGTTACTTGAAAAGGTTGAAAAAGAACTTCACAATATTGCAGAAAAAGGTATAAGTTCTGCTAATCTTGATACTACTTATAAATTAATAGATATTTATAAGGATATTAAAGAATCAGAATATTATCAGAGCGAAATAGATGAAGAGAAAAATGGAGGTGAATATAATATGCCACAGAGAAGAGACGATAGAGGAAGATATATGAATGATGATTATGATAGGTACTATGATGATCGTAGATATGATAGAGATGGTCGTAGAAATGGCTCCTGGGAAGCCTCTGGAAGATATAGCAATTATCCATATGTAGATGAACGTACAAGACGCTATGTTGACCGTATGATGGAAGGTGTTGATACTTATAATGAAGGTCGTGACAGATATCGCCATGGAGATAATGAAGATAGAATGATTGACGGTATTGAAATGGCAATGGCGGCAGTTTGTATGTTTGTTGAATCATTATCTGAGTTTGCTGAGACTCCAAAGGAAAAAGAAATTATTCGTAAACATCTTGAGAAAATGAAGAAAATTTAATGTGGCAATATTATAATGCTAATCCTTTAGGACGTAAAGTAAGTGATTGTGCTGTTAGAGCGATTTCACTTGCAACAGAGCAAACTTGGGACGATACCTATATTATGTTGTCTGAATATGGTAGACAACAAGGTATTACTTTTTCAGAAGTAGAGTTTATTAATGATTTTTTATCTGAACGTTATGAACGATATTGTCCGCCGCGAAAAACGGAAACGGTAGGGGATTTTGTAAATCTAAACCTTCCTGGTCGATGGCTAATTACAATGAGAGGTCATATCACTTGTGTTATTGACGGAATATTATATGATACTTTTGATTGTTCAGATAACTATATATGGTGTATATATCGAGTTAAATAAAAAAAGGAGAGTAGAATAGTCTACTCTCCTTTTCTTTTAAAACTCTATCATTTTAGTCTGACTATGATTATAAACTGCCCAACGTCCAATTAATATTGCATCTGCCTCATCTTGAGTTACTTGCACATCATAAAGACTTTTTATCTTTAATTGAGCATTTCTTTTTCTATCTGTTCTTTCTTTTCCTTTGATTTCACTGTGTGCCCGCCATGTAGATGGAGAAACCACAGCATAGGGAATACCAGTTTCAAACAAATAATTCTTTAAAACTCCTTGTAAATGAGCAAGTTTTTTGAATGTTAATACTGCATCGCCACTACCAGTGTTAGTTTTAAATTTTTGAAGTTGTATATCTTCAAGAACAACCATATCTGGTTTCCATTTAGCAATCATAGATGCAACCCAATATTTAGTCTGTCCAATTCTTTCTGTGCTATGAGTTCCATCAGAACTCCATTTTCCATATGAGATTAATTCTTCGTTATCAAAAATTGACCAACCACTTGTTATACTGGCCTGGTCTAATGCTAATATTCTATAGCCTTTCTTTTTTACAGGCTTTGTATTGACATTAGCAAGAGGATTATTCTCACATATAGAACAAACATGACCGTGCCGCCATTTTTCTAAAGAATAATAGTTAGAATGTCCGTTTGGACATTTAAAGGTCATATCTGTCTTTAAATTAGTATATGTGGTTGACAGCAATTGCCAACCACACTCTTCAACTTCCTTTTTTATATCATCATATTTCAAACGACCCACTTAAATCATTCCTGGTCTGTTGAACCATAACCGCCTTCGCCGCGTTCTGTATCACTAAGCTCATCTGTCTCAATCCATTTAATCATTGGGACCGGCATAATAACCATCTGAGCAATTTTATCTCCTTTGTTAATTGTATGAGAAAGGTTTCCAGTATTAGTCATTATTACTCCAATTTCACCACGATATCCAGCATCAATAGTGCCTGGAGCATTAGCAATTCTTAACTTAGTTTTAGCTGAAAGACCTGAACGAGGACGTATCTGAATTTCATAACCAAGAGGAATTTCTACCTTAATGCCTGTTGGGATAATTTCTGTTGTATTCGGCTTAATTGTAATATCTTCAACAGCATAAATGTCGGCTCCGGCATCAGAATCATGAGCGTAAGTAGGAATTACTGCATTTTCATGGATTTTAGTAATCTTAACCTCAACCTCTTCTTTTGGATTTTTGATAACACTATCAAGGAGTTCAACTGACTGTCCCATAATCATTGCTAAAAAGTCTTTCTTATTTTCACTAAGGTCGTTATCATTTTTGATTTCCTCAATGAGAGACTTTGCATATTCTCTTTCTTTTTCAATGTTTATATTTGGCATTGTAGAAAGAGAATTTAATACTGCTTTCTTTGCTTCCGGGGCGAAAAAGGCATTTTTAAAAGTACTCTGTATTTCAGGATAAATTGTATCAAACTGCTGGTCCGGCAGTTCTAATATCTGAAATAACTGGTCCATAGGGCCGCCTTCTCCTTGAACCTGCTTAATTTTTTCTTTTAAATTTTCATTAATCATTAACTATTCCTCCTTATATCTCAGTCAAAATTGCATCAACAATATTATATTTTAAAGCTTCATCAGCAAGTAACCATAAATCATCTTTCTTATGTTTCTCATACATTTCTTCACTTATACTTGTTTTTTCAAGAACTAATTTCTTTAACTGCTCAAGCTGTTTTTCATAAAAATTTGCTCCTTGTAAAAATTTATGTGCATCGCCGCCATTTACAAAGCAACCTTCATGGAACAAGAAAGAAGCTCTTGGATAAGCAAATCTTTTGTGCCCTGCAATGCCTATAAAGAATCCAGCACTATATCCTGTAGCAATAGTTATTGTCCACACTGGAGTTCTTGAAAGAATTATAGTATCTATTATACTAAGTGCTGCCGGCAAATCTCCACCTGGAGTGTTTATATAAAGCTTAATTGGGATTCTTTCCTCTAGAGAGATTTCGTCTGTATCATCAACAATATTCCAAAAATTAATTTGTCGATTAATTTTACCCGCTGTTTCTGGGAGAATAGCGTCATCAATATAAATTGCTCTATCCAAAAAAGTCGCATTATCAATTGCATTATCAATACTAAACTGTATTTCTGGAGTTATTAAATCTGCAAGCACAGAATCCTTATTAAAAACCTTGCTCTGGTCTTTTTCCAGTTCTGAATAAACTTCTTCGATAGATTTTTGAATCTCTTCAAGCGGCAATAATTTTCCTTTTTCATCAAAAAGACTTAATATTTCATTCATTCTTTTATGTCCTCCAATGATTTAATTTTATTTTCTAAACTAATTTTATCTGTATTTAATTGTTTTATTTTTTCTACCATATCGGGGTCATATATAAAATTATATACAGATAAATTTGTTAATTCTTCATTTACTTTCTCTAAAGCAAATTTTAATTTTTCAAGCGTTTCTTCCATCGTATCTCCCTCCTTTAATTATATATTTATTATATCATAATCTATTTTAAAAGTCAAAATCTTGAGAATTAAAAGTTTCTGGATTTTGTTTTAACAATAACCTTAAATAGGAATATTCTTTACTTAACTCAATTATTTTCTTATTTTTTTCTGTAACATAAGTAAAGTCATAAAATGAAATATTTTTTGATGAGGCCGCCCAGTGTATTAATAGCTGTAATATTTCTACAAGAGGAAATTGTTGTTTTGTTATAGTATTTACTTGAATATCACTAATCAGATGTAGAGTATGTTTATTTTTCTTTGCAAATAAAATCATAGAAACAATTCTTTTTAATAAAGATTTTTGAGTTTCTTTTTCTCTAAATTGTATAGTAAAAATAACTTTTTCGTTATAATATTTTTTAAAGAAATTTATATCAAATTTAAAGTCTATTATAGGACGATTAGCATTTGTTACATATGGGAAAAATTTTTCAAAAGTATCTTTATCATAGTATCTTTGTTGATGTAAAAACTCAAACGAATATTGTTTATAATATTTTTGTACAAATGATAAGGCATTATTTAGTTTAGAAAAATTTCTATCAACAATATAGAATGTTTTTTTATCTTTTGAAAAGTCTGAGAAATCTTCATTTTCTATTCTTACCAAGTTTCCCTTTTTTATATTCTCATATTTTTTAATATTCTTAATGTTTTCATTGAATATATCATAACAAAGATAATTTGGCGGCACATTATCATATTTTTCAGATAAAGGAATGAAGCGATTATAGAATCCATATCCATAAATCTTCTTATTATCTCCTGACAAATCCAATCCTCTTGGAACAGAAATATTAGGGCTATCTTTAAAAAAGATAATTTGATTATATCTATCTAAATTTTCATTCTTTTGTCCTAAATTAACAACATGACCTTCTTGATAATAATAATTAAAAATCTTCATAAGTTCTAAGTTGGGAACAAACTTAGAACTATAAAGAAAATCAATATCAAACAAACATATACTTGCCATTATTCAACCTCAACTCGTTCAGTAGAAGATGACAATATAAAGCCTTTATCATCAATTTCTTCTATTTTTTCAAATAGCGGCCATTCAGTTCCCTTATATTTTTTAGGAATAAAAGTATCATCTCTCTTAATTCCTGTTATAATTAATTTATTGCCGCGAGTAAACCAAGACTTTTCTACAACGTGCTTTTTACCATCGCTATCTTTTTCAGAGATTTGTTTATCCCAAGCTGAAAACTGACTTTTCCAAACTTTTACGACAACAACTCCACTTGGCGTTAATAATGTGACAGTATTCTTATTTTTATCTTTATCAATTACCGTTCCTGCAATACGATGTAATTTAAATAGTGTAATTGTTGCATCGTCCTTTCCTTTAAATACACTATCTATTTCGGGTTCCTCTGGAATAGAAAAATAATCCACTATATCATAAACTTCATTCTTAAGATTGCTAAGTTCATGGTCATGATAATAAAAACTTAAACTGTCCATTTCCCATTTACTAATGGAGCCACTCGCGTATTTATTTTTATTTTCTTCAATAAGAATATTGTTTAAATTAGATAAGATATTCTCTTGTTCCTTTTTCATCCAATCTCTCATTGGATTCATTCCTTTTTTGTAGGTATTGTCCCAAATATTTTGAGGTATTAGAGCTGTTTTTTCTTCTCCAGTTACAACAATTTTCTCTAAAACTCCCGTATCATAATTTTGTTCAAAGAAATTCATTGCTGTCGTATCCAGACGGTAATATTTATTTTCTTTAAATTTTTTAATATACTTATTAAAATTATAAAGTCGCTTTTCAAAATCTAAATACTCTGGTATTAAATTATATTTTATAAGTGAAGCCATATTTTGTAATGTAATACGTTTCTTTTTATCGGTTATAGCATCAAGATAAATTTCCATAATTTCTACTCTATTTTTATCAGGATATATTTCATCAAAAACACCCGATTTTATTAAGTTTGTCATTTGAATCTTATTTACCTTAATTTTATTAATAAAATCTTCAATACTATGATATGGTCTATTCAAAATAATATCTTTTATTAATTGATTTCCTATTCTAGCAATACCTTTTAATCCATAAATAATTGTATTCTTTTCAAGGTCTGGTGAAAAAGTAATAGCAGATTTATTAATATCCGGCAGAGAGAAGGATAATCCTCTTGATTTCATTTTACCTATTGCCGCGGCAATACGTCCATAATCAGTAGATGAGTTTTTAATCTTCCCTTCTTCTTCATTCTCCTCATCATTATCCTCATCCTCATCTTCTTCTTCAAAATTAAATTCTTCTTCAAGATTCATTGCCCCAGAGTCAACAATAAGATTTGCAGTATCCCAGAAAACAATAGGATATTTATAGGCAAGATTTAATTCCTGAAGTCCAACAAGTGAATAAGCAAGGGTGTGGGCCATACAGAAAGAGTAACCTCTACTACTTGCGAAGATAATATCCCACGTATAATGAACCAATCTATCACTTAATCCCTTCTCTTCCGCAGTTTTATAAAACTCCTCTTGGCACTCAAGGAACTCTTTTGGTTTCTTTTTTGCTACTGCTTTACGAACTCTATCTGCAAATAACAAAGTGTGTCCACCAATTTTTTCATCTTGTAACATACTCATAAGAGTTTCCTGTGTTTCACAGATACCATAGCTTGTATCAAGCCATCCATGTAACCATTCTCGTTCTTCTTTGTTAAGACCAAAACGAATCATTTCTTCTTCCCAGATATGAGGATTCTTTTTTCTATTGGCAAAAGTATCAATAGGCTGTTCCATTCCTTTTTCAGGCGGCATTAATCGCATAACAGCATTAATTGCAGCAAGCTCTTCTACTGAAGTTGGCTTTGTTAATGCAATGCCCTTAATACCACTCTGTTGTTCCATTTGGAATAAGGCTTGAACTTTATGCTCATGTAACATTTGCCACATTTTCTTTTCGTCTCTTTCAATGTTATAAATACCAACAGCCTCTTCATATTTTTCTCTAAGTGTTTTATTCTTGTCAAGATAGCCATACTGAGTTAATAAATCAATACAAGCTCTTATTCTATCTAATGCTTCAATAGAGAGCAGGTCTATCTTAATAAGACCAACCTCTTCATCAACATGGAGGTCATATTGAGTTACGACATCTCCGTTTGTTGTTTGCATTAATGCTGTAGAGTTAGTTATAGGTTCATCATAAAAAATTACTCCGCCGGCATGGCTACCTACTCCACAACAAAGTCCTTCAATATATCTTGCAACTTCCCATAACTTAGGATATTTATTATCCATTAATTCTCTAAACTTCATATCTGGAGCCATATCATTTTCCTCGTCTCCATAGTATGTTTGTGATAAAGTTCTTTGCTGTCCTCTATCAGATTTAATAAATGAAGCAAGATATGCTCCCTCGTCCGGGTCGAGTCCAAGTCCTCTTGCCGCAGTAAGTATTGCGGACTTACTTTTTTCAGTTCTTATTGTTAAAACCTTACTTACCCTATCATATCCATATTCTTTTTGAAGTGCCTCATAAACTTGTGCTCGTTTTCCACCCTCAATATCCGTATCAATATCCAATGGAGATACACGCTCTGGATTAAGAAAACGCCACGCTCTAAGAGGAGCCTTTTCTTTCAATGGATTCATCTGAGTAATATCGAGCATATTAAGTAATAAGAAACCGCCACCAGAACCACGAGATGGTCCAACAAGAGAGTTACCTTTTTCCCAAATAACATTTATATAATCTCTCATGTTTAATAGATAAGCACTCCATGGAGTATTCTGTTTTTCAGATGCTAACCTAATTGCAGTTAAACATTCATCAATAGCTTCATAAGCTTTTTCATTATCATATGTTTCCGGCTCCTTTATCATTTTTCTTACAATAGCCGCAGCCATATCTCTATGTGGTTTAATATCAGATTCATAAAAGTAGCTTAACTCTTTTACTTTATCTTTAAAGTATAAATATTCTTCATTTGTTATTGTATCTATTGTTTTTGGAAGATATGGAATATGAAGTGGTTTAGTTAAATCATAATCTTTACATTCATTGTAAATTCTCTGAGTGTTATTCATCCATTCTGTTACTGTTTCTTCAGATAAACTGTTGTCCATATACTCATGAATTTCTTCTCGTGACATCATATATGTTGAAGCATAAAAATCATGAGTTTCTCTATCGCCCTCTTGTGAGGTTAAAAAAGCGTGATGAATTGGTTCATCTTCTTGTTTAAGATAGTGGGCATCAAGAGATATAACCACTGGTATATCTAATTCTTCAGATAATTTCTTGTAGAGAAGATTAACTACAATCTGTTCTCTATTATATGAAGGTTGAGTCTCAAGATACAGGTTTTCTTTCCCGCAAATCTCAATAATTCTATTAAACCATGCGAGTATATATTGCCATAATTCCTCGTCTTTAGTCTCGTTATACTTTAATAACATTTGAGATGGATACGAACCAAGACAAGCTGTACTCATTATTACATGACCTTTATCTTCGCCTATTACATCAATTAAATCTTGATAATAGGTTGGAACTCTTAACATCTTTCCCTGCATAAAACAGCGGCCCCAAGCTTTAGTTGATATCTCCCTTATTTGTCTATGACCAATCTCATCTTTTGCAAGTAATATCCAGTGAAAGAATTTATCTTCGCCACGAACATAATTTTCCTTATTCAATCCATTTCTACAAAGATAAACCTCATTGCCTCTTATGATTTTAAAATTAGGAAATTCTTGTCTAATGCTCTTTTCAACTTTTTGACAATCTATTGCGGTTGAAATTGTTTCATGGTCTGTTATTGCAATAAAATTATGTCCTAAATCTTTCGCTGCATACCAACATAATTCTTCAAGTCTGTTAGTTGAGTCACGCAAACGAAAATTACTTCTATCTGTATGATTATGAATACTTCCATAAAATTCTTTCATATAATAACCCTCCTAAACATAGATAAGATATTTACAAAATTCTTTTTCTATCTTTATATATATTATACCATATTATATAAGAAAAGTCAAGCATAAGCTTGACCTCTAAAATGTATTATTATCAATTTTATTTATTTCAATATCCTCTATTAAAATTTGAGGAGTTTCTATTCCATTCCACGAATTTACGCTTGGGCGGCCAACAATTGTAGCAATAAAACCACCGGGATAGTTTTGAAGTTGTTCAATTAATTCTTTAGCCTTAAACTTCATAAAAGTAGTATTATTAAAAGTAATTTTAACTGTATCTTTATATGCCCCAATTATTTTAATATTATCTGGTCTAATGGTTAAGTTCTGAGTAATAATAATTGGCTCTGGGCAATTTTGTCCATAAATATTTTTTCCTTTCCAAAGGTCAAAAATCATTTCGTTCAAATAAGAACAATTGCCATTTACAATAAAATCTGCTTCATAGAAGCCTTCATTAAAATTAATATTAGCAAGTTCTTTGTTAGCATAATCATAAAGTTTAGATACATCAGATTCTTTAATTGCAAAACCAGCAGCGTTGTTATGCCCCTCAACATAATCCATATAACCAGAGCTTAAAAGAAAACTTCTAAAATCTTTTAATTCGCTTTCCCCTCTGCCTCTCATAGAGCCTTTTAAGTATCCTTCTTTATTAACTCTACCAAGAAGAACTGGTTTCTTATATTTTGCTGCAACACCCATTGCACACAATCCAGTTAATGTATTTGAGACATCTATATCGTCCGCATTTAAAATTAAAATTTTATTATCATCAAGACAATCATTAGAAATTTGAATGTCAAGTAATTCTAATGCCTTTTCTTTTTCCTTATTTTGACGATTTCTTGCGTTATAGCAATTTCTTGCACTTTGCTCTGCTATTGTTTCGGTTTCTCCTTTGTGTCCTCTTTTTGTAGATGGAACAATATCTTTACCTTTAATAAAAGACTGGAATAACAATTCTTTTTCTTTGGAAGAACCAACTCTTATTAATGCATTTACAAGTGGAGCAATATAGAAGGCGGCATTAATAGGTGTGATAGAAGCATTGTCTAAAAAACTGTCTGTAATTTCTTCAAGCTTAACTCCAAAAATTGAATATCTTTGTAGCTTAATAAGCTGTCGAAGTCCCTCATTTTTTAGATGAGAAAAACCATAGTCAGAAATAAATCTATTTTCAAGGGTATTTAAGTCCATCATATCCCCACATTCTCCAACAGCAACCATATCCAAGAAGGAATCCGCAGAATTAAAACCATTTCGTTCGTCTAACAATTGAAGAAATTTATATACGACACCTACGCCGCTTAATGATTTATTAGGATAATTTTTTGAAAGCTGATTATTAATTACAATTGCATTTTCACTATACTTTTCTGCTTCATGGTGGTCTAATATAAGTATTTCATATCCCATCTCATTCAATTTTTTATGACATTCATAATCATTACTTGAGCTATCTGGTAAAATTATTAAATCATATTTTTGTTCATGTTCAAGAAGTGGCATAATAGTATCAAGTCCATGCTCTTTACCATCAGGTATATGATATTCTATATTAATATCTTCAAAATTCTCCATAAGATAATTATAAAGAATCGCCGAAGACGTAAAGCCATCAATATCACTATCTACTACCAAATAAATTCGACTTTTATTTTTAATATGTTTTTCAAGACATTCTGCTCCAGCCATTATATTATCAAGCAAGGCAAAATCTTCAAGATTATCCTTCTTAGGACTAAAATATCGTGCCTGATAATCTTCATCATTTGCAGGAATTAATTGTCTATCAATTAAGAGTTCCTTTAAAAAATTTTCTTTTATTGTTTTTGTTGTCTTTTGTATGTATTTCACAACCAGAAAACCTCCTTATATAATTGTTTAAATATATCTTTACCCCTATCAAAAGGGGATTGCTTTAATTCAAGTAAATTTTTAGTATCATATATAAAACCCATATTACATATATTTTTATATCTTTCACAAAAAGATTTTAATTTATTAAAATATTTTTCCCTCTCTTTATTTGTTTCTCCTTCTTTATCATAAGCAATAATGATTCGTTCTGCCCCAGATTTAATTAATAAATCAATCTGATATTGATGTATCGAACTGCCACAACTTGCTACACAAACATTATTATCTTGCCCAAACATAGTTCCATATTGCTGAGGACTTTTTTCTCCCTCTGCTATAAATGCAGTTTTAAGGCGGCGAATATTATCTTTAACAAGATTTAATCCATAAAGATTATATGATAGTGGATGAGCATAAGAAATATTTTCAAAAACCAGAGGCATATATTTTCCAACTGCAATATCTTCTGGATTAAGTGCCCGCCCTCTTATTCCAATTAAATTATTATCTTTATCATAGTGAGGAATAATAATTTTATTTTGGCTTATACTATATCTAATATTATAGAGTTTCATTATTTCTTCCGAAATACCGTCATCTAACCATTCAGGAGCCGCAAAGAAAGTAAAACTATTTAAAACTTCTTCATTATAATGTTTATACTCTATATTTGGAATATCTTCCTTATATTTATGATATATACTTTCATATTCTCTGTAAAAGCCACTTTTAGAATTATTATTTATTGAAACTCCATCTGCTACTTTTAAAATAATATCTTTATAAAAATTATACTTAATTTTTAATAAATCATATCTTTTTTGAAATAAAGTAAAAATATTAAATGAACAGCCGCAATCAGTATAACAAACAAAACGATGGTCTTTTTTATAATAATAAAGTTTTAAGCTTGCATTTTGGGCATCCTCATTATGACATATTGTTTTAAAGATAATATAATCTTCTTTTTCCACATATTCGTCACTACCAAGTGCAGTTACTAATTGAATAATTTTACTTGGTGGTAACGAATTTTGTAAATCAGTTAAATTTATATTGCTCATAAGTAATCACTAAAATCCTTATCTTTAACTCTTAATTTTTTATCCGCTTCATCAGCAAAACCTCTTTCAAAATCAGAAAGAATATTCTCTTGCTTTTCTTCGTAATAACTTTCAGTTGTCTCGGATACATATCCTGTATTATAAAGATTCTGTAAATCTATATAAATAGTCTTATCAATATTAAAATCAATAACTGAAAACTCTGGTAATGGTTTAATATTATTTGTAGTAACAAATAAATCCTGCCGCCTACAAGTTCCTGCATCAAAATATGACCATATTCGAACCATATTCCATCGTCCGCGTCGATTTTTAAATATATCAATAACTAAATTTGGAGAATAACCAAAACAATGATTAAACCCAGAAACACTATTTAACTCCTCTACAGATGGCCGCGACATAATGCACGCAAAATCAACAAGGTCGACAATAGCTCTTGAACCTCTAATATTTCTAAAATCTCTAAAACCACCGTCTTTGTTTTCATCATCATTGCTAATTTGAGTTGCTGTCATTATAAAAACATTTAATTCAACAGCAAGATTCTTTAAAGTTGTTGTAAAAAGTCTAAGAGCAACATCTTCTCTTATCTTTAAATCTCGATACTCATTAAGCATTGCCGGTGAAGAGAAAATATAGTCATAAAAGAAATTCTCAATACCGTCTTGAAGATTTCTTCTTCTTATTAAATTTTTTATTACTGAAGAACAAGGGTCTGGAACTCTTGCATAGTGCATATTATCTTTATAACGTTCCATAATATCAATCGCACCAAGAATACGAGGGTCGTTAGGGTCAAAAGTTCCATAAACAAATACATCTTCATTATAGCCTGTTAAATAAGCCATAATCATTGTATCTATTTCTTCGGTATCTTGCTCCGTCATTATATAAAGAACTTTTTCGGAATTACCTGTTATTATCCACTTTCCTACAGTAGCATCATACCTAATTGGATAAGCTAAATTACAAGCATCTCCAACCATACTTCGTGATTTACCGATACCTGAGCCGGCAGAACGTAAATATAATTTACCTTTTCTTCCGCCGCGAGTAATAGTATTAAAAGCTTCACCTTGAAGCATACAACCAATTTCCGGCTGGTCTTTCCAACTCATTACTCGTTCTCTTATATTTTCTGCGGGAGTACTTTCTTCAATATATGAATTAATTACGTATTTCTTTTCTAAGGCTTCTCCCTTACCTTTAACGAAATTAATAATATCTTGAATAGACATCTGTTCAAATCTATCATTTATTTGTTGATAATTTTCGTTAAGTATATCTTCACAATAAATTTCATCAATATCATTTTTAGACATTTGCAAATCTCTTACTAAATTAACTTTCTTAAATCTTTTATAATAAAAATCAAAGTTATTAATTTCGCTTTCTGCTTCACAATCTTGAAGAAAAGCAATTCCATTCTCATTTTCCATTAAATCTTTAGCATATTTATTTTGTTGCAAATAATTATCAATATCAACTGCATGAATTGATTCTGCTCCATTTATAAAAAGATTATAGATGGCGGAGAATATAAATCTATCTAAAGGAACATTAAATTCATTTACATCAAATATATATTTGTCTGTATCACTTAATAGTTCCGGTTTTTTCATCAATGAGCCAAGAATCTGAACAATTGTATGGCGTTCTACTTGTATCATTCAAACACCCCTTATATTAGACTATTAATGTCTATTTCTTTCTTTTTCTTTTTTCTTCCAATATAATCAGAAGGATTATATTTTATTTCAAGCCTATCTTTTTCAAGTTGCTTTTTAATGGCTTCTGCCATTTCTTTTTGCTCCTTTTCTCTTTTTTCATAATATAGGGCCGCCTCAGAATATATATAAGGTATAATTCCAATTGACCCTTTAGATTTTTCTATAGAGTTCTTTTTTATTTCAAAAAAATATTTTAAAGTTAAAAGCTGTCCTGTATAGGACATTCCTTGACTTTTAAATTTTGCCATCTGAGTGAGATTCCAATCACTTACCGGCTTGTCTTCACTATATTGTCCAAAAAGTCGATAAATATAATACCATAAAGCATCTCTATCATCATTGATAGATTTGCTCAATTTTATGTTATCTTCTGATAAATATTTTTTGACTGTTGCCGGCGATACGCCTACTATTTCAGCTACCTTTTTCATACTTTTATAGTTTTTATATTCATCATTTATTTGTTTAATAACTTCATCTGTGATTTTAATTCTCTTTTTCTTTTCTTTTTTTATTTCTTGCGGTGCCCCACTTATAACTGTTAAATATTTATTAACACTTGCTACAGAAATTCCTAATTCTCTTGCTACAGCAGCTTTATTTTGAAGTTCAGAATATAGCACAGGGATTTTATTAATAATTTCATCAGATAATCTATTTGCCATATAATCACCTTTCTATTTTTTTTATTACATATATATTATAACATATTCTACATAAAAAGTCAAGAAAAGCCCTGAGTTTATCAGGGCTTTAATTATTCTCCAAACATTATGCTATCAAGGTATTGTGCGGCCTCAGCAGTAGTACTTCTTTCTGTTTTAAGTAAATTGACCGTAGCAAATTTGTTACAATAGATAGGAGACTTCCTTAAATTTAAAAGCAATTTTAGTCCATTTTTATTTCTAAATAACTGACTATCTGCTTGTTTTATATCTCCATCAAAACATATCCGACTATTCTCTCCACAACGAGCAATTAAAAGCTTTAGATGGTCTTCTGTAAGATTTTGTGCTTCATTAACAATAATAATAGAGTCTTTAAAGCTTCTACCTCTAATATAGGCAAGAGGAACAATTTCCAATTCTTCCTTCATTATCATTTGATTAACAAAATCTTTTCCAACTAAATCAATAAGAGGACCAATACTTGGAATAACTTTTTCAATATCAGTACCTGGTAGGAATCCTAACTCCATAGAGCCTTCAACATAAGAGTTATTAGGAATATAGATAATTTTTCTAATATTGCCTTTTTCTAACTCTTGTAAAGCAAAGTTATTAAGAATAAATGATTTTCCAGTTCCATATTTTCCGCCGGCATAAATAATAGTATTATCTTTATTATTTAAAGCATTAAATAAACAAGTTTGCTCAGAATTTCTTGGATAAATATAATCTATCCACTGATTTTTTATTTTCTTGTTTTCAACTTCTTCTGGAATACCATTTTTCATAACATAAATTTTAATTGTTTTGTCAGTTGATTTTTCTTTGATAATAAGATACTGATTTTCACAAAGAATTATTTCTGGCGGCAAAATATTCTCATTTAATAATAAAGATAAATCTTCTTGGTCTTTTTCATTTTCGATAGAATCTACATACCAATAATATACTCCCGTATAATCATCTTTAGGACTATATCCTTTGGTTTTAACGCCTTGAATAATACAGCGTACCTTTAAATAAATATCATTAGTAATAACAATTCCATCGACATCCTTACCAATTTGAATTAATTGGTCATCAACGGGGAGCTTACTTAATTCAAATTTATCACAATCATACCATCTAAGATTATCTATATTTTTAGATATATATATTGCCGCACGACGAGCATGGGTAGATATATCTGGATTAATATGTTTCTTTAGTCCATCTAATTCTCTTAAAACCCCAGTTGAGATAATAATAGTATTTTCCTTATCTTCAACGACTTGTGGATAATCTAACAATACATTTGTATCAATTATATATATCATGTACATCCTCCTACAAAAATAGGGAGATTATTCATCTCCCTAACATTATATTAAATCTCTTATTTTAATTAATGCAGCATTAAGTTCTTTCGTTTGTTCTGGGAGAATTTCAGAAAAACGAGTTGGTTTGCCAAATTCCTCTTCAAGAATTGCCAATGCCTGTTCAGTTTTATCATTCTGAACGACTTGTCCCCAAAGCTGTTTAGCATCTTCCATAATTTCTTCAAAATTCTGTTTTGTATATGGATTTTCTTCGTTAGAAGCTGTGCCGCCGGTATGAGCGACTTCTTCATCTATAGCCTCAAATATAGCATCTACCAATCCTTGATAAGATAATTCAATTCTTGGCTTAATATATTTAAAACGAGATTTTGCTAAAAATCTTTGGTCGCCGCGAAGGAACATATATCGTTTGTTCTCGACCTTATCTCCAATTTCAACTGGAATTTCTCGAATATAAGCAATGATATCAACCATTTTATTTACAATATCAAATGGTCTATTTGGAAGAGCAGGAACAATCTGAGTATAATCCTCTCCCTTTTCATTTTTATATGTTTTTTCAGTAGAGTGACTAATAAATACAAGACCATATCCAGAGTATGTTAAATCTCTAAAAGTCTGTGTATACTCTTTCTTAGCAAGGTCATATCCGCCGCCCCAAGGAATATCTCCAAGTTTTTCTACTCCATTCTGAGAGCATATCCATTTTACGCACAAATCCCACGCAAAATCTGCCGTATCAATAGCGATAGAATCAAATTTATCTTTTAAAGCATCCTTAGTACAAAGTTGCTTTACCATATCTCTCCAGTCCTTCCAAGTTTTTATTGGCTGAACATAAACGTTATTCAAAGCATTAGTACCCATTTCAAATCCAGCTATGAGTACATTTTTAAATTCTGAAGCAAGTGATGTTTTTCCTACGCCAGGTAATCCATACAAAAGTATATATTTTCCTTTTAAATCTCTACTTATACGCTGCGGTTCAAGTGATAACAAATCAATCATTTAAATACCTCCCTTTTAATAAGAAAATTTTAATGTAGGATTATTAAAATCCTACATCAAAACTCTTAGCAGAGGAAGTTGTTGTCTTTGCCTTTGCATCATTCTTGAGCTTTTCAATTCTGCCAGCTCTTTCTTCAAGTGCAATCTTAATGGCATCATTATCATATGAGTAATCTTCATCAAGACCACTTGGAGAACCACTTGTAATAATAAGTTCTTTCTTAGAAACTGTTTTTCTACGTTCAATAGGCGCACCAAAGCCCTGCTCTTCCATCCAAGTCTTAACCTCGTAAGTCATATTTACAATACCGGCAAGAGTAACTGTATCTCCCTTTTCCCAGTTATTCTTAATATGATTTACAGCCTCTGGCTTTTCAGCGATAAGTTCAATCATATCTACCTTACCAAGATATCCAACAACAAGGAACTTAATAATAAGTCGGCCTGTCTCTTCGCCATCTTTATCAAGCTCATCTTTCATATCACCGATAACGCCAGAGAGTTCAAAGGTTGCTTTTTCAACTTCATCTCTATTAGCCTTATTAATAAAGTTAGATGAAATCTGGAAACTTGAACGAGGATTGTTCGTTGTCTTATCTATCCAAATATTTTCCTGAAGCTGTCCGCTAGTAATTGCTACTCTTGAAACCTGTTCTGGACTTTCTGCCGCTGCCGCAGAGGTGAAAGTCTCTTTCATTCTTACAATACCATCATATACAGCATTAGGAGTCTTATCTTTCTTTAATCTCATTGAGAACATTCTGACAGGAATAATATTCTCTACCATTGTGCCGTTAATTTCCTGGTCTACCTTAACATTCGCCGTACCATGAACATAAGCTCTACCATCTGCGGTAGTCTTCTCTTCAATATTTAATTCATTTAATGTACCAATAATTGTAACTGTATTTGTTGACTGAATCTTCTTAATATCTAACATAAATTTAATCCTCCAAAAATCTTTTTAAAATAAATAATTGTTAATAGAAAAGTAATGTGGAGAAAATTTTTCTCCACATTTTATTAATGACTATTATTCAGCGATATCTGCGTCTGGGTCAAAAGCTGCTCCAGCTTCTGTAAGGCAGAAGAAAGAAACTGTCTTTGTCTTGCCGTCCTCTGTTTCAACCTCTTCCTTAAATCTCTCAGCATAACCCTTCTTAACAAGACCATTTACTGAACCTGTTACTGAACCTGACTTCTCAAAACCGAGAGCTTCCTGAACCTGCTTTGTAGTGAACTTAACACCTGCACCAGCACTCTTAAGATATTCGAAAACCTTTCTTGAACCTTCTGTCATTGTTGTCTTTGCCATAATTGAATTCCTCCTTAGAATTAAAAAAATTTATTAATATTTTATTTAAATAGCAGGTGAACTTGCTATTTATTAACTTATATATTTATTATACTATATTTTTAATAGAAAGTCAAAACTTTAGCTTTTCTTTTCCATTAATTTTGAAACAATGGGTTTTGTTTCTTCAATAGCTTTAGTAAGATTTTTAATCATTGTCTGCCATGTTGCTGAGACATATGTAAAAGCTAAAGCTACATAATTAATTTCTTTTAATGATAAATCATAATTTTCATCAATTAATTTGCGGCGAACAGACTCATATTTAGAAGCATCATTTCTAAGTTCCATTAAAAACTTTTCTAACTTTTCATCTTTAGTTAAGCCCTCTTTTAATTGATTATCTTCAGTAAAATACCTATCAGTAAGATTATAGATTTTATCAAGATAAGAATTGAGAGCGGCAACTGCCGCATCTTTATTTTCTTTAATAAGTTGAATTTTCTCTTCCATATTTTCTCCTCTTAAATATTATATCATATTTTATTATATGAGTCAAGATTTTAACTATCCCTTAACTATGCTAACAATATAATCATTGTCATCAAGCTTTATTGCTTTAACTCCTGTTGCATCACGGGAAAGAACTCTTAAATCAGAGGTATTAAATTTTATCGTTCCTCTATTTGATATATTTATTATATCATAATCCTCATCAAGAGTCAAGAAATCAACTATCTTATCCTCATCTCTTATGCCAGAGATTTTCTTTCCTTTTATGCCTCGATTGCATACCGGAAAATCACTAAGAGATGATTTTTTAATTAATCCTCTTTTTGAAGTGGTTATCATTAACTTATCATTATCATTAATTGATTTTGAAGAAATTACGTAATCATCTTCATTCAGTTTAATTGCTCTTACTCCTGCGGTTGCTCGACCTATCGGATTAATTTCTTCTGTATCTATTATAACAAAATTTCCATAAGAAGTCAAGATTCCAACCTTTTCACCATTTGTAAAATGAACATTAACAACTTCATCGTCATCTTTGAGATTAATTGCCTTTAAAGATTTACCTCTTTTATGCTCATATTCAGAAGCTTTTGTTTTCTTTATCATACCATTTTTCGTAATAAAAGTAAAGTATTTAACTTCATTTTTTCTTGCAAGTGAAGTTGCAGTAGTAATATGTTCTCCATTTTCAAATTCAAAATATTGAGCAATATTAACTTTAGCATTAACTGGCAAATCATCAATATTAATAGTATACATTTTTCCCTTATTAGAAAAAGCTAAAAGTGAGCTAAAATTATCATCGTTGATAGTCTGCATAATCACTTCATTTTTTGCTAATTTTATCTTCGAACCTTTTCCGCCGCGACGAGAAAGCATAAGAGTTGTAGATTCTTGAGTGTATATATTTCCAAGATTAGTAAAATGAATAAGAAGTTCTTTCTTTTCGACCGGCTCAATATCATTGTCATCTTTCTTTTTATAATCAAGATTCATGAGTTTAGTTCGTCTATCATGTCCAAACTTATTAGCAACTTCTCTTAATCCAGATTCTATTTCTTTATATAGAAGTTCCTTAGACTCAAGAACAGAAGTGTGATATGCTCTATCATTAAGAAGTTTTTCCTTTTCATCTTTAAATGATTGAATTTCAAGATTAGTCAATCTTGAAAGAGTCATTTTAAGAATAGCCTCTACTTGTGGCTCATTAAAACCAAATCTTTCAACTAATTTATTTTTAGACTCAGCCTTATTCTTTGATGATTTAATTAATTTAACAACTTCATCAATATTAGCAATAGCAAGTAACATGCCATCTATAATATTAATTCTCGCATCAATCTTTCTAATCTCAAATTCATGAATTTTAGTTCTTATATCAATTTCATGATTAAGATGAGCTTGTAATGCTTCTCTCCATCCAAAAACTTTTGGTGTTGTGCCGCAGTCAAGCATTACCATATTAATAGTATAACTGTCCTGAACTGAAGTTAGCTTATAAAGTTGCTTAATAAATTTAGTTACATTAATTCCTTTTTCAAGAACAATTTTAATATTAGCTTTCTTAGTGGAGAGGTCATCTATTTTCTTTATTCCAATTAAGCTACCATTTTCAACACAATTTTTAATTTGACCAATAATTGTGCTTGTATAAACTCCATAAGGTACTTCAGTAATATAAAGACAATGTTCCGCGTCATCATACTCAACTGAACTTCTTAATATAATACTTCTTCCATGTCCAACTTTCAAAGACTCCTTTACTTCATCAGCATTAAGTATTGTGCCGCCAACGCAAAAGTCTGGTGCACAGTATATTTCATCATAATCTATATCTGGATTCCATAAAAGTTTAATCATGGCTTCATTCATTTCTCGCAGGTTAAACTGAGGAATTGATGAGCTTATGGCTGTAGCAATACCCAAGGAACCATTACAAATATTATAAAATCCAAGAGAAGGAAATACAGATGGAAATTGCTCTGTATCATCATAGTTATTAAACCATTTATCTATACATTCTTTTTCAATTCCTTCTATCATAGAATAACCAAGTTCACCAAGTCTCATTTCTGTATAACGATATGCAGCTTCTCCATTACCACTTGATATTGTACCATAAGAACCATCAAAGTCTTCAAGTGGATGATTCATTGTAAATACCTTTGCCATACGAGTTAAAAGAGCATAACAGGATGCATCACCATGAACATAAAAGTGGTCCATTGAAGCAGAAACCGATTTTGCTGACTTTTTAAAAGGTTTTTTATAAGTAATCTTATCAAGATACTGAGCATACATACATTGACGAGGAGCTGGCTTTAAACCATCTCTCGCGTCAACTATAGCTCTATCTTGAATTGTCATTGCGGCGTAGATAGAAAAACTTTCTTCTACTGCATCAAGTAAATTTATTTTCAAGCTATTCACTCCTTACATATTACCATATTCTGAAAAATCTATTCTTGACATTACAAAATCTTTTCTTGGAGCGATTTCTACGCCCATAAGATTACAAAGTTGCTCTATTCCTTCTGGAGAATATTCTATTTCATCCATTAACTGACCTCCAGTTGATGAGAATAAAGTTGCCTTTAAATCTTCTTCTCCTAATGCGCCAAGACCCTTAATTCTTTTGATATTTCCTTTAAGAGTGCCTCGTACTTTATTAAACTCTTCATCGGTATAGTACCAACTAATAGGATTTTTATTTTTATCTTGTTCAATGAATAATGGAGAACGCAACCAATATAGACGATTTTCTTTTAAGAATTGAGGGCAAAGTCTATGAAGATTTGCCATAATTAAAAGTGCTATATGGTATCCGTCATCATCAGGGTCAACAAGAATTGCAATCTTTCCATATCTTAATTTCTTTGGGTCGTAGTTATTAATATCAATACCAAGAGAATAAAGTAACATTTTAATTTCTTCATTCTTATAAATTTCTTCATCTTCTGCTTTAAGACAATTCTTCATTTTTCCCTTAATACGAAGAATCCCATATTTCTTTGCATCTCTACCAATGGCTACAGAATCTCCCGCACTATCACCTTCTACAATACAAAGAACAGCATCTTGCCCCAGGTTTTCTGCATCACTTAATTTTTCAATAAAGGCAAGTTTATTTTTTCTTATATCACTCATTTCTTTGGTGTGATTAAGAATAGCTTCTCTTGCTTTATCTGCTGCCTTCTCTGCTTTCTGGAATTTTATCATCATTTCAATTATAGAAGAAAATTCCGGAACATTTGAAAACTCTTCTAATCCTTCTTTAAAAGCTTGTGAAACAAGAGTTCTTAAATTTGGATTGTTAATTTTACTTTTTGTCTGATTAGCAAAAGAAGGATTTGCTACTTTACAATTGATAGCATATACAAGACCTTTTCTTATTAATTCTGGGTCAAAATCTTTTTTAGATAAACGCTTAATCGAAGTTGTAATGGTCGTTTTCGCTCCTGTTACTGGAGAGCCGCCCTCTGGACAATAAAGTCCATTAACAAAAACGTAAGAAGTTCCAACGTCTCCTGTCCACATAAATGCGACTTCAACTTCGTCTGTATCATCTTTTGCTGAACAAATTATTGGTGCCCGCATAAGAGGTTTAGAAATATTATCCTTAATAAAGTCCGCAATACCATTTTCAGAATAAAACTCTTGCTTACGTCCATCTGTTGCTTCAATTATAAAATGGATACCTTTATTAAGATAAGAAATATTTTTTATTTCAGAACAGATTCTATCATAAGTAAAAGTTTCTGTCATATTCTGAAAAACTTCCTTGTCTGGAATAAATCCAACAATTGTACCAGTTTCATTGGTATTGCTTGGAGTTTCTGAATAATCAGTAAGATTTCCTTCCTTGAATCTTGCTTCAGCTATTTTCCCATCTCTAATACTTTTAACAAAAAAAGTTTTAGAAGACATACATACAGCTGTTCCACCTATACCATTGAGACCAGAGCTATTCTTATAAGCTCCTTTATCGAACTTGCCGCCGGTGTGTGATTCAGTATAAATAGCAACAAGTATATTTCGTCCATCAACTATACCAAATGGGACTCCCCTTCCATAATCTCTAACTTGAATAGAGTTATGTTCTTCATCAATTTGAATACAAATTTTATTTCCATAACCTGCTAAGGCTTCATCTGTTGAATTATTAATAATTTCTTTAAACGCCTGATAAATTCCATCAGTGTCATCACTTCCAAGATACATTTGGATTCTTTGTCTCATGGCGTTTCGAGTATCTAAGTGTTTTATATTTTCTGCTGTATATTCATTAGACATTATTTTCCCTCCTTTTATAATATAATTATATCATAAAAAACATAAAAAGTCAAGAGTTAATCTTGACTTTCTATTTCTTTTTATTATTCTTCTACTTTAACCCAAAGTCCACAATGACACTCTTCTCCTACAGGAATATTCTCTCTAAATTCTTTACAAGGACAAATTATATCCGCATTATAAGCGTCTGGGTTTACACAAGGACAATATGGTTTTCCATAGGTTTTTTTGATATCCTGTAATTGAGATAAAATTTCTTCTTTTAATTCATCATCTTCAGTAAATTTCTTTTTCATTTTATTCCTCCATTTGCCTTTTAATATCTTCTATGGTTTGTGCAAATTGATTTGAACTTGCTAAAGTTATTCCTAAAACTTCATCGTGGCGAGAAGTATCGTGAGGAATATATCTTCCAAATTTAATTATAATATTATTAAACTTAAATAGCTTTTTTAATTGTTCTTTAATTTCACTTGGATAATATCCAGTATAAATTACAATTGTATCGTAACATAATTGTCTAAATCTCCAAATAAAGGAGTAAACTTCTTCAAATGTATCAAACGGCTCAAGTCCGCCAAGAACAATTGCTTCAGTTATGTCATTATTTAAATAGCGATTTATCAATTTAGCATCTTCAATATCATAAATGGGGGTAGTTGCCAGAGGAGAATTTTGACAAATTTTTTCGCCGCATTCTTTCTCACATTTAAAATCGCATTTAGAAGTTGCTATAAACATAGAAGGTTTTTTAAAGTTGACAAAATCTTCGTCTAATAAATTTTTAACTTTCATTTAATCTCTCCTTTATAATAGTTATATAAGGATGAAGTCAAGGACTTTCCTTGACTCCAAATTAATCATATATTATCTGATAATTGGCCTATTTCATACCACTGACGTTTTGAAAATTCTTTCTTTCTTGCGGAAGAATAGTTTCTACTTGGAACTAAATATCCAACAATACGCTGATATGTGTCAATTACGGGGCCGCCGCATTCTGGGCAAGTGTCTGTGCCAACAAAACCATGATGATGCTCACATTCATTAATTTTACTATTAAAAGCAAAATAAATTACTTTATTTTTAGCAAGATAATTAAGCATATCCCATGCAGCTTCTTCTGTTGGAAATTCGTTTTCAATATTAATATGAGCAATAACGCCGCCACCGCATTTCTTATCAAACAGACCACTGAGTCTTACCTTTTCCTTTATAGTACATTTAGCAGTAAGAGGAATCCACTGGTTAGAAAGAATTTCATGAGTATTTTCTTCTCCATAAAGAAGTCTATCTTTTGCGGCGAGCTTTACAGCAGCACTTTCGCCAGGAACAGATTCAAGATTAATTTTATAATCTTTATCTTTAACAAATTCTTCCTTATTATGATTCATAGTATCAAAAATCTTTGAAGCAAATATAATTCCATCATCTGAATAGCTTTTATTTCCAAATTCATCGGTATTTATATATCCATAGATTTCCATTACTTCATAAAGACCTAAAAATCCTACTGTACAAAACATTTTATCCATTTCCATGCCGCCATCAACAAAATTAGGTAATAAGCCTTTTTCAATATTTCTTTGAATAATATGACGGACAACATCAAGAGCCTTCATATCAATATCTTGGATATGAGTTAATTTATTAAGAAATTCTTCTTGGTTATTTGGACATTCAAGTGCAATTGCCTCTAAGTTTATTGTAGAAACCTTAACAGAACCTACTGATAGAGCTGTTCCTCCAATTGAATTAATGAATGGGTCAAGCTGAGTTGTATCACTAATAAGCCTGCAACAATTAGATAATGCTCCTGCTGTTTCACTGATAAAGAAATTGGAATCATTCCATTTTCTATTATGATTTGATGCCCAACGTGCAAATTCTTCATCTGCGAATTTTCCATCTTTGTATATTAATGAATATGTAAGTACTGGATAAGTAAATAGCTGAGTTCTACGAGTCTCTGAAATTACTTCCATAAAAAGTTTCTGAGCGTCCATAATTTCATCAATATAATCAATAACAAAGGTGCCGTCTGGATATTCTCTTCCGCCAAATAATTCTTCTAAGTAAACTCTATCAAAAATACTTACGTTAGAAAAAACTGTTTGGGTCTGGTCACGATAAAATTTCTGATTAAGACGGAATATGAGCTTTTGATATGCTTGCTTTAAATAGTATTCTGGAGATACAAGAAGATAATTATTGTCAACATCATGCTTCCAGAAATAAAACATCCAAATCAGAATATCTGGGATACCAACAGCTCCAGATGAACGATTAGACATAAAAGAAATATATTCAATTACATCATCAAGAAAAGTCTGTAAGTGCTTTGGCGGCTCATTGTTATAATTTTCAATAAAGAATAAACCTTCTTTAGCAAGTCTGCTTAAATCATATGCAAAACAATATGGAAAATAAGATGCTGATGGTGCATCATGCATATAAAGATATGGGCCAAATTCGAGATCGAGCCACTCTCTTGCAATTTTTATTCCATATTTCTTTTGAAGCTCATAGAAGATTTTATTAAAAGCAATAAGTTTGTCATGTGACTTTCCTTTTTCTTTTAATAAAGACTGGATATCTTTACTACTAACATTAGCGTTGGAATCAATTGTATTATCAGCAGTATTTTTATTGTCTTTAGTGAAATTATCTATGAAATCTCCATAGTTCATTTGACTATCATGTAAGCCATTAATAAGTTCAAATTCTTCGCCGTATTTTTCCAACATTTTATTATATTGGGTAGTAAAATTTTTATTAGTTTTTATGTTTATATTCATTATTTATTCACTCCCATTTGATTAATCATATCTACTGCTTCTTTAAAAGTAAGTAACTTATCGTCAACACCAAGCATTGGTAATTTAATTATGTTCTTTTCAGTCATAATTTTTGTATCTTTGCAAACAGTATACTCAATATTAGCATTATTTAATTTCTTTTCTAATACTTTGCATTTAGGACAATCTACAGTATATAAAGTGATATTCATTTTATAACCTCCTTTTTATTTTATATAATAATTATATCATAAAACAGAAAAGAAGTCAAGTGATTTGACTTCTTTCATTAAGTTATATTTATAAGTGATTTTTTAAAAATCATTTTATAATTATTTCAGACGATATTGATTAAATGACTTCCCACTTCATCATTTCGTCCATAATCATATGAATATATGAGTTGCCGCCACGTGAATCATAATCTTCATATAAAATACATAAATCTTCCCTTATTCTTCCAGGAAGTTTCTTTTCTCCTTTATATTGTTCATATATGACTGTAATATCATGTCTTAACATATTGCAGCTTGTAATTTCTGCTTTTTCATTGTATTCATGAAGTTTTTGAAATTCTTTTTCCATATTTTGAAAATCTTCCTTAGTGGTTTCTTTAATTGTATTAGCAAGCCATTTTTTAGGTTTTTTAAAAATCAATGTAAGTAGTGCAACTATTGATAAAATACCCCCAGCCGCACCACCAATAAGTTTAATTAATTCAATAAAAGCCAAAGATGTCATATTATCACCTCTTTATTAAATTGTCATTATGATATTTTGTAGTTACTTTATAGGATGATTCTGTAAAAATTTTTTTGAAAGTTAAGCTATCATAATCCCAATAAGGAATACGTAACAATGGAATATTATGCACTAAACAATATTTATTCTTTTTTCTATCCCATTCTAAACTTTTTTTAAATCCAAAAATAGTCTTATGAAAATGTTTAATAAATTTAAAATGTTGTTCTCCGTCTGTTTCTATAATACAAAAGATTTTATTATTTTTATAAACAACAAAATCAAATCTAAGAGGGGTATTTCCACAACCATTTAAATCACTAAAACTAACTTCTCGTTTAAAAGAGATATTGTTTTGCCGCAAAATTTCTTCCACTTTAATTTCCAGCTTACTACTTTTATGGTTCATTTATCTCGTCTCTGGTTGCATAACAAGGTTTGTGTTCGCATTTAGGAGGGATATACACTGGATAAGGCATTGGCATAAAGGTTGGTGTACCATTAAATGGATGATAACAAGGTACTTTACCTGGCTCAATATGAATTGTTTCTAAGTGGTAATACTCTTTATCATCAATAGGAATACCATGAGGATATTTAAGCATTAATCTTTTAATTCCTTCTTCTTCATTAAGACCTCTCTCCCACTCATAAAATTTACATTGTAAGTCTGCGTGAAAGGCAGTTGTGTTGATTATTGTTTTAGGTTGTTGATTAATAATTATTTCTCTTATTTCTAATAACGCCTTATTAATTAATTCTTTATCCTTGTCTGAAATTTCACTTTTAATATTTTTATAAAATAAGTCGGTGCCTTCACTAATTTCAAAATGACCATCTTTTACAACTGTATTAAGATATTCAAATATTTTTTTAGAATCTTCCAAAGAAAATTCATTTTTTATATTTTTAAAAGTTTGATTCCAATTTGATGAATCTGAAATAGAGTCATGTTGTAGAGTTATGGGGGCATAAATTGAAAGACCGGTCTCTGTTTTTAATAATGGAATTATTAATTCTCCAGAAGTATAATTGTCCTTAATTAAATCAGGGTTTTCAGTTATTTCTTCCTGAGTTGGGTATCGTCCTGTTTCATCAAAATTGCCAAAAATAGTATCAAAAACGATTGGAATGGCGATAGTAAATTTACCATTATCTATTGAATCAATAATCTCTCTTGCTTGGATATAATCTGCCAAATAAGTCTCAGAGCTTACAGGCAAATAATTATAAGATTTTGAAGTATCTGTAGTTGTAACAGGAGGATAAGTAAAAGAATCTAATGGTAACAATGAAAATAATTTATTATCATCTATTGTAGTTCCAAAACTTGTTTCTGGCTCAATATACTCTGCTTTAAACATAATTTGACATTTATCTACACCATAAATAAAATTATAGTGATTAACATCCTCTGCTTTTAGAGCAAAATAAGTTCCTTCTTTACCCGCTTTTGTTACAATTTTCTCTGGCATGTAATCATTCCCAAAAGGAATACTAATACCTTTAAAATCAGGATGAATACAATGTAATTCTAAATTTTCACATGGTCGCCCAAGAATATTTTCAATTAAAAGAGCTGTTCGTAAATAATCTGCTCTGATATTACAAACAGGAAACTTCTTACAGGTAAAACATTTTACATGAACTTTTGTATGTGGCGGCGGAAGCATAGGTTCAGAGATTGGGGTTAAACAATGCTCATGTCTGTACACAAAAATCACCTCTCATTAATTATATAAAAAAGGAGAGATAAAAATATCTCTCCTTTCCTTCAATATAAAGTGATTTTTTATCAAATAATTTTCAATGAATTAAGCCTTATCAACTAACTGCGAAAAATCACAATCCGACGCATTCTTATCGTCTCTAAAGCAAACAATTTTACCATGACGAAGTGTATAATCCTCACTAATCTTTTCAATTTCCATTGCAGTAAGTTCAACAACTTTTCCGATATACTTGTCTCGATTATGAACTATACCATCTTTAAGTTCATCTGTAATGCCTGATATCCAAGCTATATGATATGGCTTACCATCTTTCATTACTGATATTGAAATAGCACTTGCCCAATCATTATAATAAGCTTTAGTTACTGGAATCCATACCTGACCATCACAATACTCTTCAAATTTACACTCGCAAGTTTTTTCTCCAGTTTTTACATTTTCCCAGTAAGGCCAAGTTTGGATTTCTTTACCTTTATATTCTCTTGTTGCCGGCTTATAAGAACCATCAATAAAACCATCAATTGTATCATTAAGTTCTTTCTTCATTTTCAAGGTCATCCTGGCTGTTCTTTTGCCGGGGAGATAGGCACAATCCTTACGAGTAATAACGATTCCTTCTCCTCCTGCCGCAATAGTTTTGCCATATAAATCCCAAAGGTCTTCTCCATCAACATAGTTTGCATAAAGAATGTATTCGCTATCTGGGATAGTTGAGTGGAGTCCAGCAATATAGGTAATTCTATCTATAATTGCCTCATCAATAAGAGATTGACCATTGTAGGCAAGAACATCGAAAATATAATAACAAAGAATACCATTCTTTTCCTGTCTTTCAATACATTTACTTTTAAGACAGTTTAAAACTGAAGTAATTTTTCTACTGCCTTCGTTATTTGGGAAGCAGATTTCTCCAAGCAATACTGTTCCATTAGGTATTGTTGCAAGAGCTTCAGTTATCCAAGGAATCCACTCTGCTTTATCTGTGTAGCCGCCATTAACACTTTCTGTTCTACTACGAAGATGAAAGTTTCCATCCATATCCTTTATAAGCATATTCCATGCTCCGTCATATTTACGAGCACCGATATAATTGCCGGATACACACATATACTTAGATTCTTCTTTTTTCTTTTTAATATCATATGATTTTGGGTGGCTCCAATACTTCATTGCAGTCATATTCCAAAAATCAAAACCATCAATAATAATTTTATCCATAAATAATTCCTCCATTTCTTTAACTTACATATATATTATAACATATTTTAATAAAAAAGTAAATATTAAAATGACTTGGAATTTATCTTTAGTAAAATTTCATAAATTTCTTTCCAAGAAGAAGCCCTCAGAATATTTTCATTATTTGTATTTCTATTCCACGGATAATCCAATACAATAGAATAATCTTGACCACCAAAATTGTCAAGACAATCATCAATTAATACGTCTGCACGAATCATTGTTTTATCAGAACATACAATTAATTTCTTGCGAATATTAATATAAGGGAATGTACGCTGAAGATAACTTTCCTTTTTAGGAGCGTTCTTCATTTCAGTTTTTGTACAAAAATAAATATCGTGACCATCATTAAAAAGTTTTGCAATATATTCTCGACAACCATCAACGTACTTCATTCTTTTCCATACTCTTTTATCGAGAAAATAGTGCTTAAAATTATCTTTATATTGCGGCTTAACAAAATTTTCAATATAATATGAAGTTATGTTTTCTGAACAAAGCTTGTCACCACTATCTTCATTATAGACAGAGAGAACGGCATCGCAAAGATTTCCAATAATATTGTCAACATCAATTAAAATTACCATTATAATTCTCCTTCTTCAAATCGAAACTTTTTAGGCGGAAAGCCACCTACTGTCATTGGATATATTATATAATGCAAAAATTCTTCATCTACATCTTCCTCGTAAATAGCAAAAGTATATCTCCTTCCTCTGTATTTTTCACGACAGCATAGAATATCTATTTTACTTTCGTTTTTAAATCGAATTGAATTTTGATTATAAAATAGTAAATTAGAGGTGTCCTCTGATAATAAATCTCTTAAAATACGAAAAGCTCTAAATTCGTGCTCTCTTGTAACAAAAATTGCACAAGTCATGGGTTTGGTAGTATACTGACAAATATCAAAAAGAAGCTTTACGTTGTTTGTATAACTATACATATTATTTTCTCTCCTTTGCCGCAACAGCAAGTTTATCTACTAATTCATTACCCACATTACCACTATGTCCCTTAATTTTAACAAAAGTAACATCATCATTTAATAAATATCTATAAATCTCCTGTATAACTTCAAGGTTCTCAATAGGTTCGTGCTTCTTACCTCTTGTCCAGCCATTTTTTTCCCAACCATATACCCAACCATCTGGTTTAAGCATATTTACACAATAAGCTGAATCGCTACGAATTTCGATAGGGCGGCCAGAGTAATTTTCGTGACAATACTTCAATGCCATAAGAATAGCGTAAAGTTCGCAGTGGTTATTAGTTGTATTATCAAAGTGTTGAGAATCTGAATGATATACTTCATTCAAATCCTCACTCACAACTGCAAACGCAGAACCTCCAGCACCTCTCACATACTCTCCATTTACTTTTGTCATTGTGGCGGCTCCGTCAGTAAAGCAAATAATTTTATTCATATGCATTCTCCTTTTTTATATGCTAATCTATAAGTTAAAAATCGTCCATTGTCAACAATACAAGATAAATGATACTCATCCCATTTTAACTGAGAAATTGTACATTGTCTTGGGAAAGTTTGTGGAAATTTGTGTCTAAAAAATGAACCATCTGGACTATAATAATGAAGTACATATTGCTCCCAAGAATCTGCTTCAATTACTCTTGATTGATGGTCCATGATTTTAATATAGTAATCTTCAGATTCTTTGTGAGGACAAGTAAAACTTATATTTGTTTCAATAACTTCTATCATTTATTTATCTCCTTTTTATCTAAAATGTCTCTTTCTGGATCGGTAATAATAGAGAAGTATAATTCCGGATTTACAAAAGTATATTCTATATTATTCCATTTAATAATATCTCTTGCACAGGGGTTATTTCTATCTTCTTCACTCATATTAGCAACTTCAATTATCTCTTCTTCTTGTAAAGAATATAATTTAATAGTAGGCATACAAGGATATTCCGAATTTTGATTTAAAGACTCTATTATTTCAATAAAAAAATCTAAATCATCTGCATCTTCAAAATATGCTAAACCAAGAGTTTCATCATCACAGCCTATATTTCTTATTAATATTTTCATATTATCCTCCTTAATATTCATACTTAACTGAGATTATTGAACAGTTCTTCATCTTTCCATCAACTTTTCGTTTTGTTTCAATAATATCAAATCCATTTTCAATTAATCTTCTTTTTAAAGTTGTCCAACCCAATAAATTTCCTCTTGAATTTTTATATCCAAAGAAAGATGCTAATTTCTTTTTATCATCTACAAACAAAGGTTTTCCAACAATAGAATTTAATTTTCTTATAATATCTCTTTCTGAGCGGGCAAATGGCTTATCCTCAATAAATGTTGTCGCCGCAGAAATCTTATTATAGCCATTTTCAATAGAATTATATTTTTTAATATAAAAATCTTCCCATTCAGATAATTCTGATTCAGGACATATTTTAATTATATTAAAAGAAAAATCTTCTGGAGTTTGTCCAAGTTCAAAATGAAACTTATCTTCAAATTCAGTTGCTTCTTCGCTTTGTTTCATATGTTCTTGCCATCTATACATGATATTTACACTTTTACCAATGTATACTTTATTATTCTTTATATTTTTTATCATATAAATTCCAGTCATAAGAAAACTCCTCTCATATCTTATAATATAATTATACCATAAAATATAAGAGAAGTCAAGAATTATTCATCTTTTTCTATAAAAACCTCATAAAATATATTCGCTTCGTCCAACAATTCCATGAGGCCGCGACTATTATCTATAACACAATCATACTCATAATCTTCAACGTTATCATCTGCATGATTGCCATATATCATAGAAATAGAACTTCTTTTTACTAAAACTGTAAGAGCATTATATTCTTCAACAAAACGTTTTATTTCTGCCGGCTCACGACAATCTACAAAAACTGCTGTTACATCAGAGCGCATCAATTTTTCAATCTTATCACAAACAATCTTGTGCGGCAAATCATTCCATTCAGTAAGGAGGTCTTTTAAATCGCTAAGCATTTTCCTGTCTTTTGGTTCTTTACTGCCATCCCATCCGAAGCCTTTTGCTACCTCTTTAACATAATCTATTGTAGAAAGAATTTCAATTTTTTTACCGTGGGCGGCAGCAATTTCAACTATCATATTTTCTATAGTTGTTTTTCCAGAGGAACCTCTTCCATTCATAATAAAAATTTTAATAATAATCAACCTCCTATTTTCATTTTCTTTAATGATTCTGCATAATTACTATTTACTTTAAGAATAATTTCTCTTTGTGATTTTAATTCATCAATTATTTCTGAAGGAATATTAACATTAAATCCAAGACGAGGAGCATTTCTTGCATCTATAAAAGGATTTAAATTATACTGAATTACATCATGTAGTTCTTCAGAATAGTTATAAAAAATTATACTATTATTAGAGTTTTCTCTTATCTCATCAAAAATAGAAAAATCAGATTCATCACCAGATAAATTATAAACTAAGATTTTAGGATTCCTATTTTCATATAAATATCCAAGAGAATTGTAAAGTTCTGTTAATTTTCCCTCTTCTCCATTGCAGAAATTAATAAAATTATTAACTGAATTATTGTTAAAAATTGATAACAGTTTTTCGTCCTTAATATTATAATATTCACTTATATTTTTTAATTGTTTTGGTGTTAAATTGGCTATAATAGAATTATTAGAGTTTAAAAAGTTATAATCTTTTGTCTCATTTATTACATAATATAGAGGATTAAAGGTGCTTAAATAAATTACATTTCGGCTATCTTTAATTTTCAACTTTTTTATAATATGTTTCTTATTAATATACTTTAAGGTTTTCTTAATTTTTGTTTTACAATAAATTTTAAAAGTAAATTCTGAAACCTGAGATATAGTACTTAATAAATAATAAGAAATAAGACCAAGAATATCATCTGTATAATAAAGTATAAAATCTTTATTAAAATAATCTTTATATTTTTCAATAAAATTATTTGTAATTTTATTAAATATAATGTTTGTCTCATTTTCTTCAAATTTATTATCATACTTATAATATTCAAGATTCATATTGTGAAAAAGTTTATACTGTAAATACTGCATTATTATCACTCCTTTTTGTTTTTTTCTATAGTAATTATACTATAATCAACAACAAAAGTCAATAAATTAAAGAGGTGAATAAAGTGGAATTAAAGTTAAAAATACTTAAAGATATTTGTGGTAGAAATGCCGCTAATCTTGTGTTTAAACTTGCTGAATTAAAAGATATAAGAATTACTAAAAATGGCAGAACTTTTAATGGAAAGTCTATGCTTGGTATATTAGCAAATAAATTAACTATTAATGATAATATCATTATCACATTGGAAAATGTATATGATAAGGATAAAGCGATAGAAGCTTTTAAAAATTTAGCAGAGGTGATATAAGAATGGATTACAGAATGTATAGTGGAGGAGCTCCTGCTGGCGAGAATGTAGTAGAGATAATTAAAAAACATTTAGAGGAGCAACACCAAATTAAAGTTGATAAACTTGTTCTGGATTTTGTTGGTTTTGAAGGTGCGGCTGGCACTAAATTTACAATTAATAAACACAAGGACAAGATGGCTATTCCAGCTTGTGGACATTTTATTACTCCATACGATGGTGATAAATATGTTAAAATAACAAGTCTGGTATTTGACCAAGCTTTTACTGGTGACATTTATTTTATTATATAAGAGGTGATATAAATGGCATTTTTTGACCCATTTGGCGGTTCAGGAAGCGGTGGTAGTGGCGGAGGTAGTGGTGCCCCAGGCAAAGATGGACGAGGAATTTCCTCTATAGTTTTTGTATCAAGCACTGGAGGCTCTATTGCTGGCATTGCCGGAGCAACAGATACTTATAGAATTAATTATACTGATGGTACAACTTCAACCTATACGATAAAAAATGGTAATAATGGAGAACAAGGTCCTAAAGGTGATAAGGGAGACCCCGGAGAGCAAGGTCCTAAAGGCGATAAAGGAGATACTGGTGAACAAGGTATTCAGGGTTTACAAGGTGAAGCTGGACCTCAAGGACCAAAAGGCGATAAAGGAGATACTGGTGAGCAAGGACCGCAAGGTATTCAAGGGGGTCCATCCTGCTGCATTTTCCTTAAAGATATCCCACAGCCCAAATAAATATGTGATGCCAAGAAAAATAACTAAAACAACTGTCTCCACAATAGCCTGCAGCAGATAGTCATCCGCCTTTTCCATGCCCGGAATCAGTCCCAGAAATTTTCCGCTCCACTGCAAGAGTGCAATGAAAATAAAAACTGCAAGAATGGCAAATATTATATTTGCCGGTGCCGAAAGGTTTCTCAATTTCTGTTTCATAACTTTAAATCTCCTCATTTGCGTGTTATTAAGTATGAAAATATTCTATAGCATTTACTTTGACATTGCAAGCGAAGTATTTCATACTGCAATGGGCAGCAAAAAAGCCCTGTCCTTACGAACAGAGCCCTATTCATTATGTTGCACTTACAAGCCTTACTATCACATCAATTCCA